CCCGCCATAATCTGCTTCAGGCTCACCCATTCGATGCCCAGAACCAGTGCAATCCATTCCACCACAGGGGAGATTCTAGCTTCGATGCAAGCGTCAAAAAAGAAATCAAGGCGCTGCTGCACTTCAATCGGATTGTTCATGTCCACGCTCGGAAGATCTCCAAAATACTTGGCCGCAATCATTCCGATGACCTTCTTGTCCTCTTCATTGCCGATTCTCGACTGCAAATCGCCCGTATTCAGCATTTTAGACCTCGTGATTGCTAACTCCTGTTGTTCTTTCACCTTTTTACTCACCTGTGAGCGGATAGATTTCCGCTTGTTAAGCATCTGTTGTTTCTTTTTCTCACGCTCTTTCTCACGCTTCGCAGCGGCTTCTTCTTTTGCCTTTTGCGCCCGCTTCTCACGCTTTTTCTTTTCAGCTTCGGTCAGCGGCGGTCTGCCACGACCGCGCTTCGGGGGTGTTGCCATGTATCAGACCTCCTTTGGCAGTTCAGGAAGGGGCATCCAATGCGTAACGCTCCATGTTTTTGACGATAAATAAGAGCGGCGTTTCCAAATGTTCGTTTCTACATCGTAAAACGCCCTATCAGCAAATCTAACAGAAAGCCCTTGAACGACAACTAAATATGCGCCAGATTTTTCTGGTGTTCTGCTATCAACCGCAATCCAGTCTTTCATTCTTACTCCTTGCCCGGAGCACAAGGCAATGGTGTCCAGTGTGTAATTTCTACGTTATACGGTCTATCGTCCAACGCAAATCCGGCATCATCTACCCATCCACTGGCGCACATAAAAGCTCTTCTGCATACTTCAACATTTTCTTCGTTTGTAAAAACCATGTTCTCGTTTACCGTGTTTTTCTCAAAGACGAGAACCCTAACACCGATTTCCGGCAATCGGTCGTGTATGCTAATCCATTCATTCATAATCATGTTCTCACCTCTTCATCTTTATTTCGATGCTGTCCAGCTTCCGTGCAATCCACCAGACGGAACAGCGGTTGTCCAACTGTCGCCACCAAGCGCACTTTTCTTTCTCGCATACGCACCGGCCAAGCGGATTACTGGTCATCTTCATGGGGCAGTAAAGTTCGTTGTCCATCACTTCCACCCCATCACAACAGCCGTACAAGCGATCAGACACACGTTGATGAATAGCCAGACGAGCATTGCCTGACGTTCTTCAAACAAGTTGTCTGCCATGTTTTTGATTGTCCGTTCGGACTGAACTACCACCGCCAGCAGGACTAGGCAGACCAGCCAGCGAGTTGCAAATTCAAACATTGTTATCCTCCATCAAATCGTCCATGCTCAACTGACCACTGATGTTGTCATCTTCCATCCACCAGCGGAACACGTCCATGCCGGTCTGCCAGTCGCACGGCAAACCTTTTGCTTTTCTGACATCAAGCATTCGTTCAAACGCTGAGATGTACATTTTCTCGTAGGCAGGCCAGCGCATAAACTCACGCTGTCTGCCCCCCCTACCAGCCATAGGACAGCCGATGCAACCAACGCGCTTCTGCCCTTCGCAATACAATGGATTGATAGGCAAGTGTTCGTTGTGCGTGTAGTCCCATACATCATCGTCAGACCAGTCCACGATCGGATTGACGGTCATCTTGCCCTTGAGATTACAGGTCTCGAACAGTTGTCGCTTTTCATCGTTGTCTCCCATAAGGATGATGCGCTTTTCCTTGTCACGATGGCTAAACTCCATCGTTCCACGGTTCTTCTTTCTGTTTGTTGATTCAGCCCAGCGAACGCCGGTAGCGATAAATCTATCGCGATCAGTATTTTCTTTGAGAACGGCACAACAATACCGCACAAGTCTTGTCGGCGGCATCAGCTTTTGCGGAATCAGCGTCCGCATAGACACGGGCTTGTCCTTGTATCGTGGCATGACGATGGAGCATTTGATTCCACGTTCTTCCATCGCCTTGAACTGTTCACGGATGAAATAGACCGTCTCCGGCGCATCTGCTGTGGTATGGCTGTTGACCACCTCAAAGTTGATTCCTGCACGTTCAGCCAGTCGTTCAGCTTTGCCATGCAAGAGGGGCAAAGGACAACGGTTTCATCTCTTATCGAGTAAATTCCTTTATCATCGCCAGCAAGGCACTTTACAATAGAATTGCTTTCAAATTGGTCAAGTTCGTCATCAAACGGTGTCATGTATTTCACATCGTTGGAAAGCAGAAACGCTTCACCGCATCTATCGCAAACCATTGTCATTTTCACCACAACTCTCAACTAGCCTTGAGTTCTTTTCCGATTTCAACAGAAAGTTTCTTGATGATGATTCTTGCGTGTTCATACTGAGCTTTCACGCCGTATGAATAATCTGTGAAAACCTTCTTCTGGCTTTCATTGTTTCTCATTTTCTTTCTAAGGTTTTCTTCGTTCTCCATAAGGAGTTCGCTTTGGTACAGCCCCAGAAGCCTTACCAATTCTTGTTTTTCAGACAGTTGCATTTTCTTTCTCCAATCTCTTTAGCAGCCCATCCACGTCATATCGCCAATGGACACGCAGCCTTTTTGCTTTGACCTCTATTCCCTCTTGATCTGCCCATTGCCAAGGGATGCTCTTCCGGCTCTCGTTGTAACGGAACGCCAGAACCTTGCTGGCAGGGATTGCAAAGGTGCGGTTGACCGCCCTGTAATTGACTATCACATGGGCGGTCTGACCGCTGTACCCCATCGCATCTACCATGTCAGTGATGTGCTTTTCCTTGCGGTATTTGCACTTTGCCTTGTCGTACTTGCCGAACACCTTTTCCAGAGGGATAGAGGGCGTTTCGATTGTTTTCAGTTCAAACAGGTGGTTCATCGGGTATCGGTACACAAGGAAGTCGCAGATGTTATCGATGGAAAACGACAGATTCTCGTTGCCACCGTAGTAGGTGGTAGCACTGTCTTTCAGGCGGTAGCACCACGCATCGGATGGGACGGATGCCTTGAAGTCTGCTTCAAACCGCTTGCCAGTGTTCATTCGTCGTCTCCCGGAATTTTAGGAATCAGCATCCAGAACTTGACTGGTTTTTTATTGTCAGCCCACTTTCCGTTTACAAACTTTCTTTTTCCAATCAGATTTTTCCAGCTCAAAAAATCGTAAACAGCAAGATAAATTCCATCTTCTTTCGGTTGTTTGTCCCTTACACTTGTCCACGCAGTTGATGGAGCGTTTTCAAGCTGTTCGACAAGTGCCAAAACAAGGTCGGCAACGCAGTCAAGGGCAACTCCTTTATCGTATTCAGAGTAAATCCCGCTGTTCATAAGCGTTTTAGCTTCGGCTTTTTTACCGTTCCCGCTTTTCTTCCACCCTTTAATAAATGGCTCTACGTCAACAAGTCTCATCCTCTTTCACCTCTAAATTCACTTCCGAGAAACCGCTTCTTGCCACGTTCTCGGTGCTTGTCCTCGTAATCACGGTGGTACACGCTCTGGCTATGGTTCAGCTCATACACGAAAGCCTTGCGTTCCTCGAAGTCTTTCTTCTCTGCCTTGTACTTTTCGCAGGTGTCGTGGCAAGCTTTGTGGCGTGATGTGCAGTTGAGACAACAAGTAATCATTGTTTTACCCCCATTGTTCGGACATTGCATTTGCCACGCCCGGAAAAGTCTTTGCGCGGTTCCTTGCACGGTCAGTGGTAAACATTCCCTTGTGTTGCTCACCATGCTTATGCGAGTAAGACCCAGACGGGCACCATGTCGCGGTAGGTTCTACGATGTTTGTCGGGTGCAGCGGAGGTACACCGCGCTCCCACAGTAACGTTTTCTTGCTGTACGGATGTCCGTACTCGTAAGGCTGGATTGCCTGTGTAGGCTTTGGGTAATCAAAAATCTTGCTGGGGGTAGGATTCTCAATCACCACTTTTTCGCAATCTGCCGCCCACACGGCAAGAAAAAGTGCCTTGCCGCACAATCCCTCATAATACCGAGAAAGATTAAGCTTTCCTCCCTTGTACAGGTGTCTTGCTCCCGCGTTGCTCGTCTTTGTACAGGGGACAAATGCGATAATCATGTCCCAGCGGGGCACATCATGCGCGATTCCGTCCATGGTCACGACCTGCCCCCCCTCAATAGACTTTAGGCAGTCACCGAGAATATGCCATTCCGGGTGTCCGCCAGATGGCTCGATCAGGTCGCACGAGTAGGCTTCATGCCCACGGGCACGAAACGCTTTGCAGACTTCCTGTGATTCCTCACAGGCAACTAAAACTTTCATTTTTCCAACCGCCCGTCTAGCCAGATAGCGCAGCTCTTATATAAGGTAGGCGGTCAATGCCTTACAGGTCAGAATGGCAGATCATCCGCGTTGCCCTCAATTACGGCAAAGTCGCCAGTATCAGGCGCAGAGCCAGACCCACCAGCCAGCGTTTTCTTCGGTCTGACTTCATAATCACCAGAACGAATCTTGTCCACGCTGGTGAAGCGGTCAACGACAAGCTTCGTCTTGACGTTGCCATCGTTGCCCTTGTACTCCTCCTCACGGAGAACCACGCCGACCAGCTTGCCACGCAGGGTCTTTTCATCGTTGTTGAACTTGTAGCCGGGATTGGACTGCTCCACAGCAGTGATGAAGCCCTTGAAGAACGGAAGCGCTTTTTCTTTGTAGCTCTTGATGGTCTTGCCCCCCCATGCCCATTCGCCCGAATTCAGTTTGCCACGCTCGATAAGGGAAGCTGTCTGCTCACGCCAGTAACCCTTGAACTCGCCCTCTGCGACTTCCCACTCGATGTTCAGGCGCTCCTTTGCAGGTTCGTCCGTTGCCTTGCAGATACCGGCAACGTAGCCGCCAACAGGCAGGTCACGGCGTTCGGTGGCTTCCTGTACGTCATTCCAGTTAATGTTCTTCATCTGTTACTCTCCTTTGTTTTCCGGCTGAACCGGGATGTTGTAATACTCACGGATGGTCTTGTCTACTGCGGCGAGGTCGTTCTCGATCAGCGCATCGTTGAACATCCCAAGAGGGGTTTTCACGGTGTCCATCCCATCATTGCGAGTGCTGAACAGGTATCGTCCATCCTGCACAACGGTTTTCAGAACGATGGTGAAGTACCCTTCCACGCAGACCTTCTCGTCTAGCATTTTCCCAACAGTCTTGAATTTTTCTCCACCGTTTTCTCCACATTCGCTGTGCCCGAAAAAGTAGACCACTACATCGTCCGGCAATTCCTTCGCCCGCATCAGCAAGGTGTTGAAGTTGGCTGCCATTTCGGTAAACTTCTGGTATCCAGTGACCTTTGCGTTCCGCATGAACTCGCCTGTCATAAGATAGGTGGCATCGTCAATGACGATAGACTTGCGCTTGGTGCTGTGGATTGCGGCATCAATCTTGCCGTAGTCGTTGGTGATATAGGTTTTCATGTTGCTACGGAACGGCAGCGGCTTGCCAAGCACGTTGATAACCGCCACCTGTTCCGGGTCAAAATTTCGAAGCGAAGCGGACTTACCGCTGCCGGAGTGACCGTAGACCATTACTAATACTGCCATCAGTTGTTCTCCTTTCTCGCTTCTTTCCTCGCTTTACGGCAAGCCGGGCAACGCTTAGGCAATGCCATGTTATGTGATTCAAAGAAAATGCGCTCTGCACGAGAAATCTCAAATGCTTTGCCGCAATCACGGCACGTTTTCTTGATGCTTGTGTTCTCGTCCCACGAAGCCATTCTTGCGGCATCTTCGACAGCAAACGCTTCATTTAATCCGTCATAAAGGCTCCTAACAAGCGTATGCTGCGGTGCGTGACCGTTCTTGCGGAGCGTTTCCTCCAAATTGTTCCTTTTGCAACTTGTGCAAAGAGTTTCCATGCTGTTTGGGAACACCGAAAAAGGCTTATTGCATTTTTCGCAGTGCTTAATTTCTTTCTTATATTTGCCCATTTTCTTTCCTTTCTTCGGCTTCATTAGGCTTCATTGTTCTTACTTTGGCTTAATTTGGCTGTGCAAAAATTAACCAGCCATCAGTTCTGCCAACTGCGCACGGAGGTCTTTCAGCTCCGCTTCCCTGTCCTCGATTTCAGACTGCAAGTCCTCAATCTCAGCCAGCCGGTCAGCTTCTTTGGCTTCTGCTTCCTGCTCACGGGTTAGGAAATACACACCGTCCTCCGGCTCGGTCACGCCACCGAATCTGTCAAGGTTAATCATCTTTTGGTCTCCCTCTCTTGCGTTCCTCTTTGATTTGCAACGCACTGTGCCACTGGTCTTTGTCGATTTCGATGGTAGACCACCGGTAGTTACATACAAGACACTTCTTGCGTCGAGTGATGCTGTCGTGTTCAGGCCGGCTGTCAACCGTTGTAATGTTGTCACTGCCGCACACCGGGCATTTCACCGTACATCCCTCCACTTGTTAGTATGAGCGGGAATGCGGTTCAGCTTCCTCATCCGTTCGGTATCTTCATGCTCTTTTTCCGCACTCACTCCAAGCGCGCATAAAACCAGAGCGGTAGCTAGTAACATCAGTGAAACAAATGCCCATCCAATCATCTGTACTGTAGTCTCGCATCCATTTATTGTATCGCCACAGCTAACGGCTACGATTGCAGCGACGATACCAAGTATAGTAAGCACGTTTCCTTTTACGGTTTTCATTTTGTCCCTTCTTTCAGAATGATATCGAATAAAAATGGTTTGCTTGCATCAATCACGACTATTGCATTTAGCACTTTTGCTATTTTTGCAAGCGTATCAGCTTTAACGCCCGTCTTGTACGGTGCTTTATTCGGACTTGTAATGTTGTATATCGTTGGGGCTGACACTCCGCTTCTGCGGATAAGCTCCGACGCCTTCATATCACGTTCTTCAAGAGCGGCTTCCAGCGTCATGCCTTTTCCTCTGTGTCCTTTGGTTCTCTGCGTCTAAAAATCCAACCGGTTGTCATCAAAGCTCCAACACCTATGATGTACCATGTCGCCTTAGCTCCGACTAAAAGCTCGATGTGATGCACCAGCCAGAAGTTCAGCAAAAACACTGCGAGAATAAACGCTAAGACAATGCCCCAGATCAGGGCGATTTCCACGAAAATTTTCATCTTTATCCTTTCTTCGAATGCGTTCCAGCCGTTTATTATCACGGCTGTGCCAGCGGATTTCACGCTTGCCATAATATTTACCATTCATAAGTCAGTTCTCCTGTCGCGAGCATCCTCGACACTTCGCCGTAATGCTTGCCCAGCTTATCTGCAAGAGCTTGAACCTGCCCTATGGATGGAATCTTTTTTTCTTCCAGTGCTTTCTCGTTTAAGGCTCGTTCTCTTCGTATGCTCTGATGCTCCGCAATACTTGCAAAGGCTGCATCTTTCGCGCAATCTTTGTGGTACTTTTGTGCCGCAGACATTTTAATCATTGGCTTACCGCACCATTGGCACACGGTTTTTACTGGAGTGAACCCACGTCCTGAACTCAATGCTTTACGTCTCGCGCGCTTTTTCTCGCACGAGACATCTCTTTTACATTGTGTGCAATATTTTTTGCGTGGGTTTACCCTACCCAAAAAAGCTCCGCAGCGCTCGCAATATTTAATCTCCATCTTCATTCGGTTTACCTGCCTTTTTGGCTTCCCGATTGTGACGTTCAAAGCACTGATTGATAAATTTCTCCATCCACAATACCTTGTTGGCATCGTTTCTTGACACGCCCGCTGCCATCGCCAGTTTCAACCGCCGCTTACGGCTAGGTGCTTTGTAAAAGTACGTCACCAGCACTCACCAGCCTTATCTGTGATGAACTTCGGAACTTCCTTGCCTGTTGCAATGCACAGCGCAACTAGCTTTTCGACCCAGATGTCAAACAGGCTTTCTTTTGGCATATAGCACTGACCAACGCAGGGTTCCTTAAAACTCGTCCAGATCGTCAGGCCGACAGCGCCATCCGTGACCGTCCATATCATACTGTAGCCTTCATTGCACAGGTTGTACAAAATGTCTCGCGCTCTGCTTTTGGCTTCGTTGATTTCAAAGGCATCCCAGCGCTTTTTGCTTTCTTCGTAGGCCTTGACCGCCTCGTCAATGGCGTGGTGCGCTTCGTTCGGGTGTTCAAGGTCTACCTTTAAGGTGATAATCTGCTCCATGTTCAGTCCTCCTTCTGCTCGATTTCAAGAATCTTGCAGATGCTCTGGATAATCTTCTCCGGCTTTCGCTCGCCACGAAGAATCTTGTAGAGGTACGAATCATCAAGGAACAATCCAGTATCGCTTTGAACCGCCTGAATCAGCTCCGTTTGCTTCATACCTCGCTGCAACAGCTTCATCTTCACTTCCAGCTCAAAGCCAGAACGTAAGTTTTCTTTCAAAATTCCACCTCCATTTGCTAAAATCTATTGACAAGTACGGAAAGCTGTACTAATATAAGGGTGTAGAGAGTTTATATTGTACAGCGTTCTGTACTGCCTATGTCTGTATTATAGTACAGACATCTGTACAAGTCAACTCTTTTGTACAAAATTCTGTGCATTTGTATACTTGCACAAATATGGGAGCATTCTTATGTCGGACTTGTACAGCAACATCCATGCACTCTGCGAAAAAGAGGGCATCAAAGACGGAACTCTTTGCAGCAAAATTGGGATTCGCCGCAGTTTTCTTTCTGAATTGAAAGCCGGAAGAACCAAAAGCCTGTCCACAGAGGTTCTTTCTAAGATTGCAGCTTATTTCAACGTATCGGTCGACTACCTTCTTACTGGCAACCAAAAAGAAAACCCGCCCCAGCAGCCGCAAAGTGAAGCCGATGCAGCATTGGAGCGGATTAGAAGAAAACTTGAATCCATGCCGAAGGAACAGCGTGAGGCGCTGATGAACCTGATCGAAAAGATGTAACGGTCATGCCCGGTAAAATAAAAGAATCCCTTGTGCCGGGCTGGTATAGCTCTGCGCAAGGGATTTTCTGTTACTCTAGGTCTAGGGCTTGCTCTGCTGCCGGAATCTTTTCCGGGTGTTCCAGCAGCCATGCAATAAATCGGTCAATCTTGGCTCTTTCCTGTTCACTCATTGTGGCATATCCTCCCGATCGGTAAGTGCAGATGTTCATTTGATACGATTATACACCTTCTAGTTGTCAAGTCAATGTATTTTGAACAACTTCGTAAAAATCGAACATTTTCTTCACATCCATTACTTCACATCGGGGAAGCCGCGAGTGTTCAAATCAAAAGGGGCAGCGCCTATCCATCTTTCCTCCAATCACAGCTCTACGAGCTGTCCGTCAATGCGTTCGATGTTGTCTGCCGGGTCGCGTCCATCGTCTAAGGCGGCTACGGCACGTTCCAGAACGTTTTTTGCTTCTTCATAAGCAAACTTATCTGCATTGTTGTTTGCAAGGTTGTAGACCAGTTTTAAAGCGGTCTGGCGGGCATAGGGAATGAGCATGGTGTCAATCTGGTTCATACACTAACCCTCCCACGGTTTCGGCGTTTTGTTTTCGTTCGGTTCAGATGCGGGCATTCCGTCGATGATAATCATATTGTTACTTCCTGTTTTGATTGTTTTTTCGATGGTACAGTTATAACACAGGCTGCTGTTGGTTCTCCATAGCAGCTTTTTCCATTTTTTGGCTTGTCGAATCCAGCAGTTTTGCCGGATTTTGTTGAAAGGGTGAGAATTTATGGACGAATATTTGGTAAGAACAGCCAAAGCATTAGAGATAGCTCGAATGCGTTCCGGCTTGAGCCAGCAGAAGTTGGCGGCACGAATGGGCGTAAATCGTGGCACGGTCGCCAACTGGGAGCAAGGTCTGGCAGCCATCTCCCTTCCGATGGCTATGCGCTGGTTCACCTGCTGCGGCGTATCGGCGGCTCGATACATAGACGCTTGCATTCATCCGGGGCTCCTTGAGCACCTTGAGGATGACCTTTCCGATATGAGAAAACGTCAGATTCTCATAGATGCTATGATGGAGTGCTCCTCCTATGAGATAGATGCCTTGCTGTACATCCGGTACGGAGATCACGGTTCAGACCATATCGGCGTGCTGACGGAGATTCTGGCAAACCTCCACACGCCGTTGAAGGACAGGGTCGCTGTTTGCCGGATGGTGTCTGGTAGCTATGAGATGGCGCAGGCTACTGGAACAGATCCAGACCCGAACGGAACCGCCCCAAAGATGGAGATTCTATATCAGGCACAAGATGCTGGAACGGAAGCTGCCATGAAGTCCAACGATTCCTATACCGTGAATCCAAATAATATAAGCGGCTGATTGTCGAATTATCGAAGTTTTTACGGTATATAGGGGGACGTGCTCCACTTTATGTACACAATAGGCCTGTTATAAATATGGCTTTGGGTTGTCATTTTGTCCCCCATAGGCTCGTAAATGGCAGATTTTCAAGGATGTAATTAACGAGTTTGCGTGAAATTTTCGTTCATCAGAGCGTGACTTGTCTATTCGTCCCCTATTGGTGTGATTGCACTCCATTTTCTGTACACGATAGAACCGTCAGGTAGATTATAGGGCTTGATGGACGTTTCTTATTCAGCAAAAGAAGTTGTCGTTTTCCACAATCTTCCCATTAAAGAGAAGAAATTGTTGAAAATGTATCGTCGTCACTATTTGATGATGATTATTTATCTCTTGTTTATTTCTTGTTTATATATATAGTAAGAACGTGTACAAAAAGTGGAGCATTGTGCACATAAAGTGGAGGAACGTGTACAAGAAGTGGAGGGTATCGTGTACAAAAAGTGGAGTATCGTGTACAGGATGTGGAAGTCAATTGTTGAAAAAATAATTGTGTACAAAATCATTGACGTGTACACGATACAGCGGTATAATAGGGTAGAAGAAATGAGGTGATGCAATGCCAGAATTGACAGGAAACAACCTTGTCGAAAAGAGCAAGGCATTGGTTTGGGCGAAGTTTACGGACTACACAGCAGGCGAGCTTCGGCTGCTTGAGGTCTATCTGAGCCGTATCAATCCGAGAGACCCCGAAAGCTCTAACGTGTCGTTTACGCTGGCTGAATATTGCAAGCTGCTGGATTTGAAGCTAAATTCAAAGAACTTGAAGTCGCAGGTTAAGCATTTTTTGGGCAACGTGGTTTCAGTACCGCTGAATGCAGATGGAACAGAATATGTGATGTATCCGCTGTTCACAAAGGCAGAGGTCAAGTTCAATCGAGAATCCTTGTCCTATGACGTTTCAATCAACTGTAATCCTGACTTGCGGCCTGTGTTTTTCGACATTGCAAGAAGCGGCTACGTCAAATACCGTCTGCGCTATACGATTGGGATGAAGCAGCAAGCATCTATTCTGATGTACAGCATGATTCGGGATTGGATGAATCGCTCTCTAACATCGAACAAGATTGGTTTGAAGCAGCTGCGTGACCACTTGGGGGCAAACGATGCAAGTTATGACGACTTCCGGGCTTTACGCCGCAGAGTTCTTGAACCAGCAGTGGAAGAGATCAGCAATGTTTCAGACATTGTCGTTGACTTTGAGAAGATTTGCACAGGGCGAAAGGTCGTAGCGGTCGAGTTTCGATTCGGGTACAAATCCAAGCAGCCCGTCATAGATGCCGATTCTAGCGAGGTTGATTGTGAAGCGGATAATTCCAAGCCGGAAATCAAAAAAGCCACAAGAAAGCCCCGCACAAGCGGATACGAAGGGTACGACTGGTCTGTGTGCGATGCTCTATCCGTTCAAGAGTGCATCGCGGTTGCAAAGGTTGTCGAGGTAAAGATGATGGAAGAACACCCATCTATCAAGCTGCCGAAGCGGAGAGATGCGGTCTATGATATCGTAAAGGCTGCGTGTGCGGATATTCTTTCAATCAACCGTGACCCTTGGCCTGACCATCCGAAGCGGTATCTGATTGGTAGCTTGAAGAAAGACGGCGCGATTGAAGAGTATCTTCCGGCATTTTATGAGATTGACGCACTGCAAAATTAATCAGACATAGAAAATAAAAGAAAGAGTGATAAAATGGCAAAAATCATAGCTGTCGCTAATCAGAAGGGCGGCACAGGAAAGACTACCACAAGCACCTGTCTGGCCGGTGCGTTGCAGTTGCTTGGCAAGAAAGTCCTGCTGGTGGACTGCGATGCCCAGTGTAATGCAACGGACACCTACGGTGCACAGACAGAGAACGTATGCACCCTGTTTGACGTGATGACCCGGCAAGGCACGGTCGAAGAAGGAATCCAGCACTGCGAAGCTGGTGACATTCTGCCGTCTGACAGCGCATTGAAGGACATTGACGAGCAGCTTGTCCGGGACATGGGCAAGAATTTCCGACTGCGAGAAGCCCTTGAGAGCGTGTCTAGTCAGTATGATTACATTGTGCTGGACACTCCCCCGCAGCTCGGTCTTGCGCTTGTGAACGCGCTGATCGCCGCCAACAGCATCATCGTGCCCATCACAGCAGACCGATACGCACTGGCTGGTCTGAGCCAGCTTTCTCAGACTATCGGCGATGTTCGCAGATACTTCAATCCGACTTTGAAGATTGAAGGTCTGCTTCTGAACCAGTACAAAAGCAGGGAGAACCTGTCCAAAGAGGTCGTGGAGCAGCTTCCTGTGATTGCACAGAACATGGGCACAACCCTGCTGGATGTGAAGATTAGACCGTCTATGGGCGTTCGTAAGGCGCAGGCAGAACGGCACAGCCTGTTTAGCGGTGACACGGCGAAGAGCACCAGTGCAGAGGACTTTAAGGCGTTGGCGCAGATGATTGCGGAGGGAAAATAAAAATGGCTAAAAAGAAAACTGAAAATGTTGTGCGTCCAATTGCACATTGGGAACAAGCAAATTACAGCTATATGGACTTAGACAACGGCGGCGTACGAGTAAAAGTGGACGGTATTGGTTGCTCAAACTGCATGGCGAAGTTTAGGAAAAATTTTATGTGGGCAATCAATTTCTGCCCTAATTGTGGAGCGCGAATGGAGGCTGTAGAAGAATGAAATCAACCAGCAAAAAATCCTCAGGCTTGCTTGGCGGGTTTGATTTTCAGCCTATTTTTTCGGAGCAGACATTAAGCCGAAGCGAGCCAAAGGAAGAAGAAGTAAGCCAAGCAAAGCCGAACGAAGCCGAGCAAGCACAGATTAAGCCTAGTGAAGCCACAGACAGCCATGCACAGCCTGATGAAGAACAGTTAATCAGTATTAATCCAAAGCAAGCCAAAGACAGCGAAACACAGCCAAATAATGCCGTGGTAAGCGAAAGTAAGCCGAAGAAGCTGAAACAGGCGAGGGAAGTTCAACGTCTTATCGAACAGGGCGATGTTCCCGGCGCACTAGCCGAAGCTGGCTTGACAAAGAAAAAAATCCCGATGCCGGAATCGCATCAGGGTGTTGCAAGCGGTGATGGAAAGCGTTCCAAGCGCATTACTATCCTTATGAGCGAGGAAGAGCGAAAGTATATCAACCGCGAAGCACGGCGGCATGGAATGACGATTGGGCAGTTTGTTTACGCTCTGGCAGTTGCTGCGGCAGAGGGGAAGATTGAGTTGGAGGATTTCTTGGAGGATTGACGATAAAAGTTAAGTTTCAAAAGGGGTTGAATAGATATGGCATATAAATACACCGAAGAAGAAGTTTGGGATGCGATTCATACACTTTCTGATATGAGAGCTGGATTTAACTGCTTTGACGAAAATGATGTGCAGAAGTATGAAGCGTGTTCAATGGGGATTGTTGCATTAAGAACGCTTGTGAACGCCGATAAAAGCTGAGATTTAAGGGGAGATACATTATGAAAAAGTTTGTTGCTCTTTTTGAAGGTTGGAATGATAAGCATGAACAGGAGTGTATGTGCTACACCATTAGTGTAAATGATGATTTTGAAAGTATTCTAAGTGTTGAAGAGCAAGCAGAAAAGATGGCTCGAAGCGAGTATCCCCATCTAACAAAATTTGAGACGCTGTATATCAAGGAATTGATTGAAAGATAAACGCCAAGTTGTATGGAGGGTTGGCCTATGATTGCTTATAGACCTCATCGTGGCTCTTTGGCAGATGCCATGAAAGAAGCAAAAACTTTTCTGAACGAATGGCAAATGAAACGGTATGTTGCAAATAACTGGAATCTTGCAATCGGAAGAAAAGTACTAGACCCCGAAGATATTATTATCGACAGCGAATCAACGGACGACGACCGTGTCGGTTGGAAAAATGTCCACATGGTTTGTGCGGCTCGAATCGGAAATGAAGATTACATGAAGAAATACGGTAATCCGCAGTGCATCGGATATTGTGCTTACGATGTATCAAACGCGCCAAAATCAAGTCCGTGGATTTGTGCAAAGAATAGTGTTCCGGGAGATACAGACCCGCGTGTTATCGGATTCGATGAATCTGCCTTCGATGTTGTTATAGCAAATTACGATGAGCAGTTCAAAGAGTGGCGGGATGATGAGGGCAGAATCCATAACATCACATATTGGATGCCGTTGCCTGAACCGCCTGTAAAATATTAAAATAACAAAGGAGCCATGTATGGAAAATTTTTATTGGATCAAAATCCAGTACGATGATGACGTAAAGTGCAGACACTTCCAAGCACCGTTCGTCTTGTTTGCGAACAGCAAAGAGGAAGCAAAAGCAAGAATTGAGAGAGAAGTTCCAGGCAAGTTTTCCATTGTCAGTGTGGTAGAACTCGACAAGAGCCTTGTAATCACTCCGCAAGATTTGTTTGACATGAGGTCAAAATCAACACTTTGGGAATGAGGAAAAGATTATGCGCACATATAAGCCACGCAAGCGCAGAAGCAAAGAGGAACAAGCCAAAATAAACGCAGAGGTAGCAAAACGTAAAGCAAAACTGGCTGAAAAGTACAACACTGACACTCAATATTACAAAGGCATTCCTGTTGAGCTGATTGTAAGAGAGGACTACGGTTGCTACAAAGCAAAGCGTTTCAAAATCAATGGAAGCAATCAAAACGTGTGGATTCCGAACTGTTATCTTGAAGATGACGGAACAATCAAGGCGAATATGAACATTGACTTTGTATTCCGTAAGTCTGTAAACCAGTTAAACAAAGCTGGAATCACGCAAGCAATTATTGGTATCAAACGTAAAATGCCAGAAGCAGATGTGCCAAATCTTAAGAGCACCATGCAGAAAATTGGAGATACAGGAATTTGCTAAAGTACAAACCCCTGTGCGGTCAATACGACTACACAGGGGTTTTGTTTTACTTATCAGCAATGCAATCCCAGTAGAGATACGCTTTGCCATCTGCGGCGTCTGCATCCTCAAGGAACGCCTTTGCCATGTCAGCGTAGAAGCCCGGAGTGTCAACGGACTGGCGTTTTGCGACCTGACAATAATCCGAGTACATCATGTTCATAACAGCCCAGAAATCGTTCGGGTCACAGGTGATATTGCGCTGTTTGGCAACGTCCTGTGTCTGTTCCAGCGTCCAGTGACAGCCCTTTGTGCCGTCAGCGTTCACCATGCTGTCGCACCATTCCTCTGCTTCATCGTGAGTGAGGTGCTGGCGCGGCATCTTAATGGAGCGGCTGTCTGCGCCGCCACGTTCATACTGACCAGACCGCTTGTCCCAGTCTCCGTTCTGCGAGAAGCCGATTTGCGGCATTCTGCGCCCATTCTCTACGTCAGGGTAGCGGGGGATGGGGTATGGGTCGATGTAGCGGTTTTCCTCCTGCGGATAGTAGGGATAGCGGTCGTTGCCACCTTCCAGCTTACGCAGACGGCGTTCCATCTCACGCTCCCTGCGGTCACGCTCTTCCTCAAGGCGGTCGCGTTCCGGCTCACGGTCTTTGTCGTGTTCACGGAGCATCATCATGCGGCGAAAATTGTTCTTGCCCATAATCTACACCTCCTCAAGAAATAGACGCGGGCGCACCAGCGTGGGAACGGCAGAAGCAGCCAAGATATTTGAATGTGCCGGTGCCAGTGGCAGACGTTGCAACACGGGTAGCGTAGCGGGTGCGAGTGTGGATGCTCTCGGCGGTTGCCTGAGCGCAGTTGCAGTCGGTCAGAGGGTATGCGGTCGTGCCTGCGCCGATGGTAATGACAACAGGGGCGTTGATGGTGGTCGTGTCCGGGATGCTCTGGGCGACCACGATGCAATACTTCTCTCCGTTCTGGTATGCGCCAGCAGGGATGTTGACGGTCAGCGTGTCATTGGCAAACGTAACGGACTGGCTCAAGACCAGATGGGGGCAGAGTTTGCAGCTTGTTTTGCAAGCCATAATGTTTTCCTCCTAAAAAATCAGGAGCAGAGGTGTCTTACCCCTGCCCCGATGGTTCACCCGGTGTTATCGGGGAGTGTGTAGGTTAGCAGCAGCCGCAGCAGTTCACGCCCACGTTGGGGTTTGCCACCTGATAAGCGGGAATCGGACGAGGATTGACCCGATTCAGGATGGTATCAGTCTGCTGGGACATCACGGTGGTCAGAAGCGCATTCTGCCGATCCTGAGAAGCGGCAAACTTGAGGTTCTGGTTCTCAGCGGTCAGAGTTGCGATCTTGTCCTGCGTGAAGTAGTCCATCATGCTGCGGAAGTTGGCGTTGCAGTTGTCCACGATGGCGCGGGCATTGTCTGCGATGGCCTGCCGGGTGGCACAGTCTTCCGTTGCGATGGTGTACTTCAGGTCGCCGATCAGCTGCTTGTTCTCGCAGCAGCAAGATGCCAGCTGCGTGGCAAGAGCGGTCTGACCCGCCTGCCGTGCGTTGCCTTCCTGCATGATAGCAAGGCTGATGGCATTGTCGCCGTTGGACACGCTGCGTTCCAGGCCGTTCACCAGCTGTGCGTTCTGGTAGCCAAGCTGACAGATGGCACTGTTCACGCCTGCAAAGCCGTTCGCGATGTTGGTGTTGACGCCGTTCATCTGCGCCAGCTGGTCATAGCCCAGAGAGCAGATACCGCTCTGGATGCCCGCCAGAGAGCGGGAGGTGTCCTGCTGGTAGAAGCCCTCAGACAGAGCCGCGCGGGTGTCTGCACCGCCCTGACCAGTTGCGCCAGTGCCGACCAGATAGGGGATGTAGCTGTTCATGCTGTTGTCACCACCGTTCCGGCCATAGCCGTTTGTGCCCCAGCCAAAGATGATAGCGAGGATAATAACCGCCCACAAACCTTCGTTGCCGAAGAATCCGCTGTTGTTATTGCCGCCGTCCTGCCCAGCCAGATAGCCAGTTGCAAAATCGTCCATAACAAAACTCCTTTCAGTTTTGCGTATGCTATCCCACCGCCGTATGCGATGGGCGAAGCCAAACAAATGCGGTTTTTGTCAAGTCCGCAAAACTGAGAAGCGTTTCGCTTAGAGGGATGCTTATTTTAGGGTTGTTAAGTCAGCTCGGAGGGTTGTCTTTTTTATCTTTTGAGTCATCCCAATTTTTGCTGGCAGCACCGAAAATGAAGCCAAGCATTAAAGGAACCCATATTTTGTCATCGCCACACAGATTGTTGATGTCAAAATCTTTTTCGGAATGGCTGTTTTCAAAATCATCCATTGCAAAGTCTCCTCACTTCGGAAGCGTCAAATTCAGGACGCTTGCCAGCTGGTTCAGGTCGATGCCACGCTCTTTGGCGAGGTTCTGCGCCATCGTTCGGAGTTGCGCTTCGTTTTTGCCCTGAATCAGGTTCAAGCCCTGCATGATGGGGGCATTCTGCCCGCTCAACTGCTGGATAAGCCCCATCGGGTTTTGCCCGGCACGAGCCAGATTTGCAAGCTGCATGATGGGGCTGTGAGCAATCATATCAAATGGAGAGGGCATTTTTATTCTCCTTTCTTTGCTGCGGTAGCGGGCTTAGAAAAGCTCTTCTGCCACTTTTCCAGCTCATCCAGCCGATGCACAAGGGCGTTGTACTGCTCAATAGGCACATACTGCTGTGTCGGTGCAGCGGTCTGCTGTGCCTGTTGTACTTGCATCTGCCGCCATGCTTCCGGGCTGTAAAACTCTAACACGTCAGATTCACAAGTGTTTGGATTCAAACGTTTGCAGTAGATAACGCCACTACGCAAATCCGGGCAATACGTCCATCTTCCGTACAGATCAGACGGTATCGCCAGAAATTCTTCCCTGCTGGAAACAGGTCTGCCAAGCAACCAGCCGCCGTCCTGTGCCGACTGCTGAACAGGCTGCTGCCCATTCATCGGCTGCGGACGCTGCGGTTGTGCCTGTTGCATCTGCGTATTTGGCAGGGGAGTGGCGAGCCCAACTGTACCCATGCCGCCGTAAGGATTGACAGGCTGCTGCGGAACGTAGGGCGCTCCGGGTGTCGGGTAATAGCTCATAATACATCCCTCCTTGTGCTTCCAGTGTACCGCATCGGCAAGAAGTGGAGGACAACAAAGGTACAACGAAGGACAAAAAAAGAAAAGCGCCCACACGGAAAAATCCGCATGAGCGCTTAAAGATATAAATATACTTATATAAAATGATGCAAAAATAGAAAGTTTTGCCGCTTTATTTGCGTCTCTTGCATGGTACGCGCTATAAGTAGGCGGGCGAGAGACTGTATCATCTTAAAAGACCCGCCATGATACGCATCGTCGAGAGGCTTAGCGGGTTCAGATATCCACCCTAATGCGCTTCTTCGAGAGGCCGGGTGGATTTGTTGGTGTTATTATACCACAAATCGCGCAAAAAGAAAAGCCAGCGGGTAAACGTTCTTCCGCTGGCTCTCTGTACACATTTCTCCGAAGTGTGTGTACTCTACTTCGGACGGTACAAATAGTATATCACACATCCAGCATTTTGTCAATGCTTTTCAGCCGGTAGCCTATCGCTGTCCGGCTGTAATGTGTCTGCGCGGCAATGTCAGCTTGTGGGAGCCGCTCAACGTACCGCAAAAGAGCTATCTTTCGGTCAACCCTCCCAAGCGGCGCGCTTTTGATGGCGGCGATCATCCTCTTCCGGTCAAGCCCTCGCAGCGCAGCGGGCAGCACTACACGAGCAGCCGCCACAGGCAGCACCGAGCCAGAAAGGCTGCGGCAGCTGTCCGGCGTTGCGCACCATACTGCCAAGCACAGAAATATGGTAACCTGTACAAACGTCTGTTCCAGCGCGGTCAGAATTTGTCTGGATAATACTTTTTGAGCATCTCCACGGATTAAGCGGTTCGTATGTAGTGCTTGCCATGATATCCTCCTTACAGTGTGATTTCCTCAGCGTTCGCCTTGTCTTTAGCGTCCAGTGCATCGTAGTACGCTTGCGCAAGGGCTTCCACCTCTGCGATGTCGTCCTCCGTCAGCAGGCCGCTGTCCAGATGGGTGTACGCTTTGTCCAGCCAGTATGCCACGTCGCGTCCTGCGGCGATTTCTCGCTTGATGGATCGCAGGGTGAGATCATGCCGGGCTTTGCTTTTGATAGCCATATGCTTTCCCTCCTTTAGGTTGCAGTCATGGATGCGATGGCATCCTCAAGATTTTTGATTACGATGTTAACGTCTCTCTGATACTCCAATTTCAACCCTGCGCCGTCTATCGCTTGCACCACGGTGTCAGGCGCGTAAACGGTGAGGGCTTTGTAGGCGGCAATTTCGGCAGGGGTGAGCGGGGTTTCGATGGGGGTTGCGATTCTGTGTACAACTCGGCAAGGTTTAGCTGTAAAGTATTTCACCAGCGCAGTTTTTCGCTCATCGTCGGTGCTTGCTGCATCTAGCCCTAAGTAAGAGTTCTCGATTGTGAAATCAACCATACCCTTTTCAACAAAACCCATCGAGTTTACAGTGCTAGACCACGCATTTGCTATCCATGGTAACGCTTCACAAAACAGGTTTCTATTGGTTCTCACCTCCAAAGAATTGTTCGTTTCCTCAGGAGCTCTGATGCGAGCGTTTACAGCAACAGCAACGTGCGTATAGAGGTTAGTCACATAAATATTTTTTGCGTTTTTAGCGTCAATCACGAAACTTGCGATTCTCTGCACCTTCACCCCTCTCTCCAAGTCCACCTCGTCGCACACCCACTGCTGGCCCTGCGGGTCAGTGTAGTTGCCGCCAGAGGTGACAGGGATGCCGGGTAAGCCGTTGGGAGTGGGCAGGGTGAGAGTTTGCGTTTTGCCTTTCCCATCGCTCAAGGTCACCACCACGCTCCCGCCGTCACCAGCGCTCACGATAGGCACAGGGGCATCCGGTGTGGGTGTGCCGGCCTGCGTGCTCCGACCGTACACGGTCAGGCCGCACAGGGGCGCAGGGAAAGCGTCGTCAACGGAGATAGGGTTGCCTATTTCAGTGCCCACAAGAATGTTCTGCCGGGCCTTTACTGCGCTGATAGCATCACCTGTGGCTTTTGCGTCAGCGGCTTCGCCCTCGTGAGTGAGGGTGGTGTCCAGTGCTACGGCAGGGCCGGTGTCACCCTTTTCACCTTGTGGCCCCTGTGCACCCTGCGGGCCGACCGGGCCGATGGGGCCAGTGTCGCCCTTGTCGCCTTTCTCGCCTTTGAAGTCACCGCTTGCAATGCCGTCCTTCAGCTCTTGCAGGCTGTCAGCGGCTGCCTGAGCACTCTGGTCTGCACTGCCTGCACTGGTGGAAGCAGCACTGGCAGACGTATCGGCCTGCTTTGCTGCCGTCTGTGCATCGGTCTTGGCCTGCTCTGCGGTGGTGGCATCGGTATGCACGGCATCCACCAGCTGCTGCCATGCAGTGGTGCCCGGCTCTGGCGTGGTGCCGTCCTCTGTGCCGCTGTTGGAACTGACACGATACCGCAGGTCTGCGCTGGTCACGGTCTTTGTGCCGTCGCTGCCCTCAAAGGTGATGCAGCCATTGCCGGGCTGTGCGGTCACGCTGGCGGGCACGGCCACATAGCCGTCCACCACCAGCGAGGATGCGGGGTCTTTGCCATCCGGGACGTGCCAGAACGCCCGGATGGTCAGGCCCTCCCACTCGCCGGAGGCATCGACGTGCAGGCGGTACACGCCCCGGTTTTTAGTGTAGCCAAAGCGCACCAGCTGCTCATAGCCGGGCAACTTTGCCGTGCCGTTGGATGCGAGAGATACGCTTTGCTCGATCATAAATTACTCCTTGTTGATGGTAGGCTTCTTTTCTGCCAGTGCCTTTTTCATCATGCTGACGGCCTTTTCAATCACGCTGTCCAGCACTTCATCGGTGATAAAAGGTTTCAGCCAGTCCGGCAGTGCGCCCCGCAGCGCGGCAAAGACCTGCGCCTTTTTCTTCGCGCCCTGACCGCTACCCATGATGCTGTCCTCGGCGATGGTCACGAGCTCCAGTGCCCACTGCTTGACGTACTGCTTGTAGCCCAGCCGGATGGCACCAACGGCCAGCGCGGCAAAGCCAATGAACATCAGTACCAGTGCGATGGGTGCGGGGATAAAGTTAAACATTGCTTCCATGATTTGTTACTCCTTTCAGTAGGTAGTTGTTAATATCGGATTTGCTTTTTTGCATACCTTCGCGGTTGTTTCCGGACAGCTGTGAATCCAAAAGATTTTGTACGCCAACGAGTACGAGACGCATTTCTTCATCGAGGCTGTCAAAGCGGCGCAGGTCTCTTGCAAGGGCCTGTGCGTGCTGAAGCTGTCCCTGTTCCAGCACGCCAAGTCTTTTTTCGAGCGTATCCATTCGCTTGTTCTGCGCATCGTCGGGGGCCTGTGCCTTTTTGATGTACTTGTGGATGATGTCCAGCACCTTGTCGATGGTGATGGCTGCGGCGCACAGGCTGCCCAGAATGCCCAGCACCCACAGTAAAGCTTCTTTTTCGGTCATTTACCCTCCCGGAGACGGGTCAGACCCTTCTTGCTGATGATACCCGCATAGTCCTTGTATGCGTGGGACATGTCCACGTTGGTGGTCACACCGGGTACACGGGCCTTGCTGGTATACTGCCACATGCCAAAGGGCCAGCCGGGAGCGGGCTTCTTCGTCCGGTAGGCAGCCAGCCACACGTCGTATGGCTTCAGGGCTGCGCCGCCCATGTACAGGAAGGTGCTGCCGAACCACAGGCCGGTGTAGAGCAGAGCGTACACGCCCCAGCTTTCCACCGTGCTCAGCATGTAGGCCGTCAGGTCGGTCAGTGCGGCCTTGCCCAGCGGCTTCTGCACCTCGTCCTCGATGTCCACGGCCACCGGCAGTTCAAAGCTCCGGCCGGTGAGCAGCTTCTTGAAATAGGCCAGCTCCTTGTCGGCCTGCTCCCGGTTGACTGCTTTAAAGTAGCCATACACGCCGCAGGGGATGCCCAGCCGCTTGCATTCGGCGTAGTTGCGGGCAAACTGTGGGTCAGTGTAGGGGGCGCTGGGTCTGCCCTTTGCACTGTTGCCCATGGCGCGAATCATCACGCCGTCCACCTTGCCGCTTGCCTTGACCTTCTCCCAGTTGATCGTGCCCTGATGCCGGGACACGTCCATGATTTCAGCCATAGCGTCCTCCTTACTGCGTAATCTCCTCAAAGCCGCTCTTGATAAGAATCGCCTTCACCTTCTCCTTCAGCAGGCGGGGGCAACGCTCGTACAGAGCTTTTGCGTCCTCCATAGTCTCAGCGGACATGATTTCCTGTGCCCATAACATTGCCATCATACGTACCATCCTTTCTAATTTTTGTGTGATTTTATGCATAAACAATCTCGCTCATTTCAAGCAAGCATTGCTTGAGCATCTTGTTTTCTTTTTGCAGTGCCGCCACCGTCTCCGGCAGCTTGTCCTTTGCTTCCTGCTTTTTGCGTTCTTCTTCCTGCGCGGCCAGCTCTTCGGCGGTGTAGCGGATGTACTTCTGGATGGGCACCTGTTCAACCCATTCCTCCTGTGCCTGAACGCCGGGACGGTCAACGACCTTCTGCACGTCCTTGCCACCGTTCGGATACTCGGTCACGGTCTCCCAGTGCCACTGTTCCTCCACGCCCTCTACGGCGGGGTGGGTAATCTCTTCGGTGCTGGTGGTCAGATACCCAAGCGTCAGGTCAGGGTTTTCAATGGCTGCACCGTTCTCGTCAATGATTTTCATGGTTCAAAACCTCCTTTCTCAGGCCACGCGGCGCCAGATGTGCACATAGTAGGCGGCAGGCTGCACGGTGCTGCTGCGTCCGTAGATAGGATTCGAGTGAGAAGCATCGAAAGAAATATCATATGCCGACCCTTCATATCCAGCAAATCCACAATAAGGAGAGCTAACCTCTGTAACTGCAAAAGCACCTATTGACAATATGGCGTTTTTATTACCGCGAAATGGTGATGTCTTACCGTTATTTGAGGTTTCGATTAAGCTGCCTGTGATGTTCGGCAAACCGGCTTCGACTGTGGTACCCGCTGCGTGGGCGTAGGATGCACCCATCAGCACCCGGTTCTGCGCAATCTCCTGCCATGTACCGCCAAACAAGGCGGCAGGGCTGGTATTACCGACTGTTTGAAAAATACTGCCCACGGGGTAGGCCGCCAAAGCGCTGTCCGCAGAAAGTCTTCCGTCCGCATCGACCGTCAGACCGCTGCCCACCTTCACGCCGCCCAGCGTGGTGGCGGTGGCAACGGGAAACTTTATGTTTTTCAGCGCATCGCCAACAGCCTTTGCGTCAGCCGGAGCGCCCTCGACGCTTAGCGTCTTGTCGGTGCTTACGATGGCCGCAGCCCTGTCCGCTTCAGCTTTAGCAGAAGCGGCAGAGCTTCCCGCGCTCTTTGCGTCTGCGGACGCTGACTGCGCGCTTTTGGCTGCGCTGATGGAGGCAGAATTTGCGCTAGATGCAGCCGAAACGGCTTCTTCTTTTGCGTTAATTGCGCCCGCAACGGTACTCAGCTCGTTTAAGGTGGATGCATTGATTGGCGTTCCTTCTTTTGTTGGCTCGTCATTTCGGATAAGAGTGACAATTTCGGATGTTCCATCCGATTTTACCATTGTCCACCGACCCGGATATTTCGCCGCACGGTCTTCAAAAACCATATTGTCCATCTCCTGTCATGTATTCACCGGAAAACGTAACGTATATTTTAGCAAGCGTTTCAATGTCAAACAAAATTTGCTCGATTTGATTCATTGTTGAAAAATCGAGTTTATTCATGCTTTCTGGCGTATCTACAATACCAGATGGGCCAGAGCATTTAGCACGAATGGAGTTGATGTTAGAAAGCCAACGTGTTGCATCGGAGACTTTCATATATCCATCGACTGTCCAATCAGTCCGAACAGAAACAGATGCGCCAACAATGGAGCCAAGCTCTTGAATACCAGATTCTATGCGGTTAAAATCCGTATAGCTTAAAGCGCCCTTCATTCCGGCAAGCCATTCCGATTGTTCGGCTTTTGTCCACGTGCCTGTTCTCGCCTTTGCGGTAATTTCTTTCACGCGGTCAACATCTGATTGCGTGCGGTCTGTAATCCAACGAGCCATAAATTATTCTTCCTCAACTCTGTTTTGATACCCAATAGGCAAATTACTCGGAACGGTAAACATGTAATGATAGCACTTACGGCCCTCGTTGCCAGAACCGATACAATCATAAAAAAATAATTCTTCTTTGTCACTAGAATTGCCAAGATGTGCTTTGTCCCAATACCCTGAAACAACAATAGAACGATAATAGATATCCCCAACAGAAGGATTCATGCCAAAATATTCAAGATGTGTAACGGGAGTTCTCGTCCACTGCTGATATGGGCTGTAATCGTCTCCGACGGTAAAAAAAGGATTTCTCAAAAGTTCTTTTGCTGTAGGGAGCGGGCTTCCTTCTACGTTGCATCCATAACCCCAAATTTCATTAATAGAACTACTGTTATCAGGAAATCCGTAGTATATTTCTTTTGCGGAAGGTAAAAATATACTGCGAGATAGAGTAGACACAGCAGAAGGTACGTAATTGTTAGAATCATTTTTTTTGAACGCTGGGGTATAATAAAAAATAGTTTTGCCGATTTTTTTCTGCATGAAATCAGAAAAAGAATTTTTTATGTTTCCGTTCAATAAGGCATCAATACTGCTGGTCGAATACTCTGCGGGAGTTGTCATTTTACTATCCCACGCAATGTTTTCTGTTTTCGCGTCTTTAAGAGCAAGAAGCGTTCTCCCTTTGCCATTTAATTCTGGCTCGTAATTATGCTTTGAGACAAGAAAAGCGGTATAAGCGCCAGCGACGGAGATGTAAACGGTATCGCCTTCTTTGAGGTTGGAAATCTCATCCGCAATCGCAGTAGCATTGCAAGAAGCAGAAAGGCTCGCAACTGTAGCTGTAATCGTTGCATTTCCGCTGTGTAAATACGTAACGTTGCAGACAGATACGCCGCGTTCGTTCTTGATGACATTCAGCTCAACGATACCAGCGGGAGATGCATTCCAAACAATAACAGGGGAATCGGCAGATGCAGGGGTAAGCGTTGCAGTGAGCGTGATCGTGTCGGAAGGATGTAAGTAAATCTCAGAAGCATCGATTTGTAACGAATCAACATCTTCAATCATATACCCGGTAACGGAGCCCTTGAAGCTGCCATTAAACGTGTAAGAAACGTCCGTGATCAACAAGTTAGAAGAATATCCGAACTGATAATTGAGCTTGACAAAATCAAGAGCATCGTTGTGCGGGCTTGCACGATAAGACAGGGTGGCTTTTCGACGGTTAGAAAGTACTTTATAACTTTCAGTTAGAACATTCTTTGGCTGGGAGACGATGGAAGAAGAGATAAGTGCATTATTTACACTTTGCGTAACGCCATCGCCAGTAGCACCATTCGGATACAATGACGAAACTCCATTTAGAGAGTAAGAGATGTTTTTTAACTTATTAGAAAAAGTGATTTCCGGATACTGATAATCATTGATTTCAGTGATTTCATAAATGTCGGACTTGTTTTCAGGAAGGTACGGAACCCGGTCAATCCGAATCTCACCGTTTCTTGTCTGATACAAAGCCATACCGGCTGCGTTAGCAGAAAGCTGTAGCACATCAGCGTTTTTATACGAAGAATTTCCGTTGCTAAAATCAGCTGTATAATCCTTCAAAGATTCATTGATGTAATAGCTGATACCGGAAACATCAAGAAGTTCCAAAGCGTCATAACACATTTCGTATAAAGTTCCGCTTTTCCTTCCGGTGTATAGCGAATCGATTAAAAACGCCAAAGCATCGCGAGCTTCAAAGGAAGCAGTAATGCCATTAGAAGGAATACTCCAACTAGAAAGGTAAAACTTACCTCCGTTAATCCATTCAGTCTGTCCGTCCAAGTCCATGCCATACTTTACAAAAACAGCTTGGCGTTCATACAGATACTTGTAGAGACCGTCTGGGTTGATAGGATTCCATTTTTGATCGCTGTTATCAACGGAAAAAGAAATTGAATCCTTGGAAAGTTGACCGGAAATTGGGTCTCGCTTTGATTTATGGGAATACGACAGAAGATCTGTTTTGCTAAATTTCACACGTTGTCCAAATTCCACTTGCGAGATACGAGCTCTTCGGTTTGGAATACACCATTCAAGAATTTCAATAATAACCAAATCATAATTGGAAATCTCAAATTCAATTGAAGTTTCGGCGGAATCGTTGTTGTCAATTTGCTTTTCCAAAAGAAGAGCGGTTCCTTTGTAAGCGGAAACTTTAAATGATTTTGCCCATTCATTTAAAATTTCAGACCAAATGATTGTCAGACCCGGTATTTTTTCTTCGTGGATTTTACTAAAAGAAAATGTGATGGTTGGATGATTGGAGCTTGATACGCATTCACCGCTTACATAGCCGCATTCTTGATACGGTTCAGAATTCGGGACGATATCAAAGCTTCCATCTAAAACCCAAAAATTAGTTTCAGCAGTCGCGTAATTTCCAGAAGTGGAAATGCCCAGGTCAGTGATGGATGCCGCATTACTAAACACGGTTTGCGAACCTGAACTTGCAATAGCGTCCGTTTGCGCCGCATCATCAGCTGCATGATAAGTAATCTGAATAAAAGTTTCGGGTACAAGCGTATTATTATATTGTGAAAGCCACTTATCGGACGGCTTTACAGACATATAAAATCACCACCTTTAGACCTCAACCAGGCTCAAAGAACAATCCGTCCAGCCCATCACATTTCCGGTGTTTGGGCCCCTTCGCCACATTCCGGCCGTTCGGTCGGAAACATACATCTGGCGTGTGGAATAAGAAGCTGTCGCTTGATTGTAAAATCGTACCGTGCAATAAAAGTTTGTAGTGAATGGGCCGATAACGGAAGCCCATTGTTTTGCGGTAAGGTAGTTCCACTTGAGAGCCACTTTTGCAACATCGTGCCGAACCACAGAGCCAACAACCTTGCCTTGCACGTTTCGGCCAGAATCAACGATGGTTGAAGTCGTTGCGCTATAAGAGGAAGGCTCTGGCAAATCTACGCCGTTTACTGATACAAGAGCTTGCATAATTCACCGTCCCTTCCTTAATAGCTATACACTTCCGTACCCATGATTTGCACGCCACGGTCAGCCTGCTGCTTTTCGACCGAAGCAGTAATCTGCTTTCCGTCGATGAACAGCCTAACTTCCTTACCACCGGTAATTTCATCACCATAGCGCTGGAAGATATCAAGAAACGCATCATAGCAACCATCATGAACTGCGCTCCTCAAGTCAGATACGCTTACTTCACTTGTAGAAGAGCTTGGATAGTAGCTTCCAGTAGATGTCGTAGACCCGGTAGAAGAATCATATCCGCTTGTTCCAGGATAGCTGGAATAATCTTGGTTCACTGAAGATCTGGATCCGCCTAAACTTGCAACAATACCAGCAATTGCGGCGGCGATTGCAATTCCGCCAGCAAGCATCAGCACACCCGTTGGGATTCCTAAACTTGTCAGGACACCACCAATCGATTCCAGCATGCCCATAAAAGCGCCGCCAATAGATGTGATTACCCCAGCAACGCCTGTTAAAATTTCAGGGAATTTACTAACGAGACCTCCAAGTAATCCGTTGCTGATAGAAAAGCCTGCATTTGTAAGTGGAACTTTTAAGCTGGAAAATCCATTGTAAATTTTTTGCCCCAGCTGAGATACGCTTTTTACAATATCCCCAAAATTATTGGTAATGCCTTTCCAGATGTTTTTGCCAATTTGCAATGCAGAATCAAATAGCGTTCCGGCTGCTTTTTTTAAAACGTCAGACAGTTGAGAGACCAAGTTTTCTGCATACGTTTTTACCTCGGAACGATTTTTTTCTCCCATTGCTTGCCAAATAATAGCAGCAGCAGTTGTTCCGACCGTTTTCAAATCTCCGCTCTGCACAGCATTCCAAAGATTCTGCACTGTGCCGAAGAAGTCATTCTGCAAGCCGGAATCAAGTTCTTGCCACTTGCTGTCCAGACCGTTGAAAAAACCATCAACAAAATTCGTTGCGGTGGTCGTGCCATAGTCAATCATTTCGTTGCCCTTCTGCTGAACAACGTTCGCCAGATTGGTCATAGCTTGTTCAACGTAAGGAAGTGCTTCAGTGATACCGTTTGCAAGGCCCTGATCGATATAGATACCAAACTGTTCAAAAACCTTGGAAGGAGAATTGATATCAGTATCAGTTGTAAACTTGTCAATGATGGCTTTTGCAAGTCCACCAACAGTTTTCTTTGCGTTCTCAATGCCTTTGTTGATGCCATCAATCAAGCCCTGAACGATGTTTTTGCCATAGTCCAAAAATTTTGCGGGGAGATTTTTGATCGTATCAACCAAACTGTTCCAAGCCTTGTCCCAGTTTTCTTTGAATCCAGCCCACTTCTGGTTCCACCACTCACCAACGCCGACAAACCACTGCTTCAAGCCTGCACTCGCTTGGTCAAGCGCCTGAATCGGATGCTGAACAAACCCAGGCAGGCTTTCCCATGCAGTCTGAAAGTTAGCGCTGAACCCTTGCCACTTTTCATTCCACCACTCGCCAACGCCTACAAACCAGTTTTTTAAGCTCTCGCTTGCCTTGTCGAGAGATTCTGTAATTTTGTCCCAGTTTTGATAAATCGCAATACCGACATCGGTCAGACCGCCAACAATCAAACCAATCAACGCACCGATGCCTGTACCAATCGGGCCTCCAAGAGAGCCGATAATTGCACCAATACCTGCGCCAGTCATTGTCGAGCCAAGCGGAATCAAAATTCCATTTAACGTGTTTAAGCCATTCTTGACAGCATCATAAACGCCCGTTACAAACATAGGTATGCCGGTTACTACTCCGCCAACTGCTGCTCCAATAATCGCGCCAGCAGTAGAGCCGCCAGCTGCTTTAATGGCCGCTCCAACAGCAGTATTGCCAAAGCCGGTCACGATAAACTGAGCAATTCCTTTGCCAAGAATGGCTGCGCCTGTAGTCCCAATCAAAGCGCCAAGAACAATTTCAGCAAAATTTTTTCCATTTACGCCATTTTCAATCGCGTCTTTAATGCCTGTAATCTCAAGGACGATGCCCACTGTAAAAACACCAAGACCCAAAACAATGGATTTCAGCGCGTTCATTTTGGAGATAGCGTCCACAATATCCGTAATAAGATTTGTAAGCTTCCAAGCGGCAAAAGCGGTTGCTACAGTCGCTATAAGAGGAAGCATAGCCTTGATTTTCTGCTTGATAGCATCAATCTGCTTTGCAAACTCTTCGTTGTACTGCTTGAACATATCGTAACCGGACAGGTCTACATCGCCCAAGATGTTGCCAGCGGATGCACCGCTGCCAGAGCCGGAGCTTCCCTGTGTTGGGTCAATGATGTTCAGTTCATCAAAGCCCATCGTGTAGTCCTTGAGGGCTTTTGCGGCTTTCTTTGTCGAATCGGTTGTGTCATCCATTGCGTCACCAATGCCACCAACACTGTCAGCGCTCTTGGTGAAATCAGTGAACACGACCTTCACACCCATCAGCTTTGCAACCCACTGAACGAACTCCCGAATGAGCTGAACGGCGGCAATCAGCGGGGGAAGAATAGATTTCATGGCAGGGTAGAGCAAAGAGCCAACAGACTTCGCCAGCATATCCAACTGCGCTTTCAGAATCTTAATCTGGTTCGCAGGGCTCTGGATGGTCTGTGCAAGGTTGCCCTGCACGTTGGCAGTCTGCTTCATAATGGCAATGTAACGCAAAACTGCCTTATCTGCCTGAGACAGGCTAGAAACCTGTTTGTTAAAGCCCAAAGCAAGAAGTTCCTGTTGCAACCGTGCCTGAGACAGATCAACGCCCAAACGGCGAATAGGCTCAATCTCGCCAGAGATTGCGGAGGACATTGCAGTAAAGGTTTCAGCAACGTTTTTGTTCCAATAGGAACCTTCGTCATAGGCAAGCTGGGTCAGATTCTTGGACAGAATATATGCTTTGTCGCTGGTCAGACCAAACGAAGTGCCCAAGCTCTGGATGGTAGCCATGTAGGTCATCGCTTTGGTCGGATCAACGCCAAGCAAACCCTGCATCTTGCTAATGAGCGTATCGGCTTCACCGCTCAGATTGCCCATAGCATTATGGAACAAGTCTGTTGCTTCATAGAAGTCGTTAAACTTCGCAACAGCGTTGCCAAGATACTCGGCGATAGCTTTCAACGAAACCAGCTTTGCCATGTTCCGCATAAAGCCGTTCATCTGATTGGACAGACTGAGATAGCTCTTGCGCTGCTTTTCGTTGGCAGCAGTCACACGGTTAGCCTGTGTAACCACCTTGCTCAACTGCGGAGGGAGCTTCGCAAAAGCGTTGCCCACCTTGTCAAGCTGAGATGTAAGGGGAGCAAGAGCAGCAGAAATCTTCTGACAAGAGCTTGCAAAAGAATCAAGGTCAGTCGCTTTCAGCTTGTCGGTCAGGTCAGGAACCTTTCCGATCGCATTGAAAGCACTGCCAAGAGCTTTAAGGTTCGATGCATCCAGAATGGACAGCGGAGCCAAAGCGCTAGTGAGCTGAGTAATGCTCCCGGACATGGAGTAAAAGTCCACGCCGTTCAAACCAGACACAGCCGCTGGAATCTTCTTGATTGCATTCACGACCGTGTTGATGCTCTTTGCGCTTGCGGTCGGGTTAACGTTGGAAAGTCCATTTAGAAAGCTGGTGATTTTGTCCAGCCCTGACATTCCAGCGGATGCCTGTTTCAGCGTTGCAATGGAACCGGACAGCTTGTCAAGGCTGTTTACAACCTTTGTGACGTTGCCTTTCGTCCGCAAATTAGAAATGGCGGTAGCGAGCTTGTCGATATTAAGCTCTGCGCCCTGCGATTCCGCAGAAATCTCTACGGATAAGCTCGTAATATCAACATCAGCCATCACTACCACCATCACTTTCCATCATAGAGAACATCGTTCTCTTGATTCGCTCCTGCGCCTCAACTGCGCGTTGGTATTCATACTCGTCTTTCTCCTTTTGGGTAAGAGGAAGCGGTCTATCCATGTACTTGATAGGCTTAGACCCTTTCTTTCGGAACATATTGCCAACCGTAGAGGAAAGCGCAGATGCCATGTAAAGGCCGTTTCTCCACGCTTCTGTGTTGGCTCTGCGTTCCCGCAGCTCCTCTGCGTCACGGTAGACCTTCGCTAGCCAGACATCGCCGTACCAAAACTGGTCATAGGTCATGCCGATGGAGATGTAATAGGCTTCTACATCATGGAACAGCTTGGAGAAGGAGAATGGCTCTCCCTCTTCGTCTGCTTCCTGAGATTGTGCAGTTACACAATCTCCCACGTTGCGTTTTTTGCGGTCTTGTCCTCAGTGTCAGTTGCCAGCAGGGACTTGGAAGCATCCACGAACATCTCAAGCAGAACGCCCATAAGGTCTTCCTTATCCTCAATGTGCTGGAACATCTCATCAACGACCTTGCGCTTGATGCCCTTGTTCCGTGCAATGAAAGCACCGTAGAACAGGGCACGGGAGTTGGACAGCAGATTGGTCATCTGAGTGTACTGGCCAATCTGAAAACCTGCACGTTCGGTGGCTTCCACGCTGTCACGGGTGAAGGTCAGCTCGTAAGTGTTCTTACCATCGGGGGAATGAAAGTTGATAACCTTAGTAGCCATAATAAATGCTCTCCTTTATAAATAGGGGCAGAACCAAATCCGTTGTTCAGTTCTGCCCGGTTTGATTGATTCGATTTTTTCGGTTTAGCCGCCAGTAACAGTCAGGGTCTCGCTAAACTCAGGCTTCTTGGTGAAGATGCAGTTGATGGTCATTTCCACAACCTCGTCCACGCCAAAGCCAGACAGACCAACCTGATGCATACCCTGCCAAGTGAAGCCGGAGCCGTCCTGCATCTTCAGGGCGTAGTACTTCACGGCGTTGCTCTCGGAAGTCTCATCATAGCCAGCGGCCTTGACCTTCGTATAGTCAGCCTTGTTGTAGTTAGCGGTGAAAGACTTGGTGTCGCTCTGGATGATGCCAAAGATGTTGACCTGCATGGGGTCAGACAGGGTGGTGGCATCCAGAAGGTTCGGCTCAGAGATCAGGTCGGGCACATCCTTGATGTCGCACAGTTTCGTCAGAGCGGTTGCGCTGTCGCCACAATACAGGGTGGTATTCAGACCGGAGATAGCAGTACTCATAGAATGTTTACCTCCTTAGTTTCGGTAAATCATTCCGTCCTCTCCGATTGTTGCCCCATAGCTGCAATCAATCCGATAGACGGAATTGTTGTACAGCCCATTCAACGGGGCAAACGATTTGCGATAAAATTTAAGCGGTTCAAGAACAGAATCCACGATGCCAACAATGGAGCGTGCTTCTGCAATGCGCCCGGTGTTCTTATTGGAGTAGACCCGCACACGAAGGGAAACGGCAGCGTACTTGCTGTGTCCAGCAGAATCAATGTGCACAGGAAGGTTGCTGTTTTCCTCTATCTGCACACACGGAAACTTCTTAACGTTGCTGTCGTTGATTTCACCAGTAACGAAGATGCCGGGCGCTTGCTTTCGCAGCTCCTTAGCAACAGCCGTGAAGATAGAATTGAAATAATCGATCAACTATTCCAAACCTCCCTCCACGTTGCTTCGACTTGAGAAGCCATTTCCTCAACAGCTCCCCACATAGCCATAGCTGGCTCGTTGCCGCTGGTGTAATTCAACTGGCCTTTACCATCTACCTGTTTGACAGGCGTACCGGCATTGCCGGATTCGCCGTAGTAATACCACCTGCGGTTTGCGCCTTGCCCTTTGCCGTAGGAACCATGTGCACCAACGCCGGGCGGTAGCTCACCGCCATATCCGTTGTGATGTGCGCCAGTGCCAAACTCGATAAAGGCAACTGCCTTGCCCTCTGCAATGATGGTGCAGGTGTTTCCGTTCTGCTCAACATGGCAAGAAACATCGTTGCTACCAGCATACTGTGCGTTCGCAAAACGAACTTTTGCCACATCAAGTCCTTTATCAGCCAACGCCTTTGCAAACTCCTGTGCCTTTTTGTTCAGGGTGGTCTTGTACTTCTGTATCTGACGTTCCGCATCACGAAGCCCGGCATCACTCAACCTCACTTTAATTTTCACTTGCAGCCACCTCTTTCAGCGCATACTTCGTATCCGTGATATGCTCTGCGACCTTGACCACAATGTAATTGAAGGGCTTTGAAACGTCTGTCTGAAACCAGACGCGCGTGCCTTCATAAAGCGGTGTGTTGCGCTTTTTGCTGGACGAACTGACAACGTAGCTGTAATCCGTGAACGCTCCAAAAGGGTTTGCTTCCGCAGAACCAGTAGGAGGGCTGACATTCAGCATCAGCTTTGCGGGTTCGCTCCACGATTCGTATGCAGATTCGCCAGTCTCGTTGCCCCATTCGTCCACAACAGGCGTTTTCTCGCCGACCGGGTTTGAATACCACAGCGGGCGTTTATCCAGCGGGCTTCCATTGAACATCAGCCGATAACACCTACTCTCGGAACCACTTCATTCAGCAGGGACTGCGCCACATCGGAACTTTCCCACACACGAGTAATGCCATTGTTGGTATAGCTCGTCTGTCCGTTTGCGCCGATGTGGTTGTACAGTTCCGCTGCAATGCGTATCTGCAACGACTGATACTGCAAGGGCAACTCGTCCGGTCTGTTGCCGAAGGGGTAACCCTGCGCAAATATCTTGTCTTTGGCGAAATCAAGCAGCAGGTCGAAGAGTGGGTAGTCCTCGTCCGTGATTTCACGGTCAAGTGCAGGGGCGATGTACTGCCCCAGCTTGACTGCCACTTCGGAATACTGGTCTCCCATGCTGCTTTCCTCCTTTCGCCTTAGTAAGCCTTGATGCAGTACACAGCGTCCATGCGCTCAAAGGACGGCAGGACGATTTCGGAAGCAATAATGTCAGTGCTGACAGGATGGGCTTCCTGCTTCGTAGTAATGGCAACGCCGGTGTTCACAACGGAGACCTGTGCGTTGGAAATGCCAGCCATCAGGTCAACCTCTTCCGGGGTCGCAACGTAGTACATATTGCCCAGAGAACCAGAAGGAGCCAGCACAACATAGCCATCAGGCAGATACTTCTCCGCAGCTGCGGTTTCTTCCGGCTTGAACATCTTGTCGTACAGATGGATGCGGATGCCGGATGCGCTTTCGACAACAGAACGTGCCTCAGAATCGATAAGAACGGCGGTGGTGGTTTTCATAACCGTCAGGAAACGGTTTTTGACCTCTTCCGTAGCAATCATCTTGTGGAAGGTGTTTGTATTCATGTAGGCTTCGGTAATGACTTCGCCAGTGTTCGCAAGAACAGTGTTTGCGGCAGTAGTCATCGTGGCTATGGGGGTTGCAGTGGTAGGAGCATCCCACTTCTCCTTGGTAGCCAGAGCCTTGTAATTGGACTGCTGCCAAGTGCCGTCCGGGTCATAATCATAGACGTAGCTCACGCCGTTAGATTCGATAGAAATACCGGGCTTGCCAGTCTTGGGAGCCAGAAGCTGCCATACCATGCGCTCAGGAACGATGCGAGCACCAGTGATAAGCTGTGCAGTATCGTCGTAGACACGATTGATAACATCTGCCGCAAACTCCTGATTGGTAGCCAAAACAGAAATGATCTTGCGGCGGTCGCTCTCGTCGATATGCACACCCTCACGGAAGAAGGGCATATTGGTCTCCGTCACCTGAATACCTTTACGGGTACGGAACGTAGCCTTAGTGTCAAATACGCTAGGCTTCAGCGAAACGCCAACGCCCTTGTGACCGCGAAGCCACTTCAGTTCCATGCTGACCTTCTTACGGGCAGGGAACAGAGCATCAGAAGCATAGGGCTGCGCATTGGTCGGGTCATTCGTCCAGTAGGCGGCAATCGCAGCAGGGGAGAAGATTTCATTCAGATTCAGTGCCATAATTTAGTCCTCCTTACTCGCTCTTTGCGCCAACATCGGTACGGCAGAAAACGGCGGGAACAGCCTTTTTCAGAGCGGCAATATCGTTTGCAGAATAGGTAAAGCCAGACAGCTTTGCCTTGTCCACATCAATAACGCCCTGAATCAGCAGTGCGCCATTGGGGTTGACGGCAGGGTCAACGGTGTGCAGCAGAATGCCAATGGCGTCGGTAGCCGCATCAGCAGCACTGGTGCCAGTAGTGGCAGCAGCTTTCAGGCCAGTCTTTGCCATAGGATAACCAGCCGGAACAGCGTTGGTCTCCTTGACGGTAAAGGGAATGGCAACGTAGGTATCAGCAGCCAGAATAGTGCTTTCAGGAGCCGATACCGGAGTATTGGTGTACTTCATGTTTTCCTCCTTAATGGAAAGCAGTCATTGCGTCACTTGATGCCTTGTTTGCGTCTGCACGCTCCTTCGCAAAGCGTTTAGCAAAGGAAACACCTGCGCTATCTGCGCCGTCACCATTGCCATCCGCACCCGGAGGTGTGGGCATATCCTTCAGTAGAGAAGCCTTGTATGCGGTGTCGTGGGCGGTCATAAACTCCGACTGGAACTTAAACACCTTGTCCATGTCACCGTCAGCCAATGCAGATGCAGCCTTGTTGGCAAGTTCAGCGTCATAACCCTGTGCAACGAACTTTTCACGGTAAGATGCAAGGGTCTTTTCCTTGACGAGGTTCTCCTTGTCGGCAGTCAGGGCTTCAATCTGCTTCTGCATCTCTGCCAGCCTGTCAGCCTGTTCCTGTGCGGCATTCTCGTCATCGGTACGCTTGGCCTTGAGCTGCTTCTTGTACTCGGCAGCTTCGCCGTTGGCTTTCGTCACGGCGTTACGTAGCTTCTCAACCTCTGCGCTAGGGTCTGCAACCTTTTCAAGCGCAGAAATGATTTCATCGGCGGTCATACCCTCTTTGTAGGCATCACCAAGCAACACATTGAGTTTCATATCGTTAATTTCCTCCTGCGTTTTTTTACCGTTGCTTCCCTGCAACGCTGCGAAATTTGTATCCCGGCTTCCCTGCCGGAATATATCAACCCGCCAATGCGAATTGATTTTTAGTTGATTAGTTCCCCTGTGCCGTTGTAAACCAGTTCTGCTTTCGCAACATCAGGAGCGACAAAAACGGTCGGAACAAGATAGACCGGAACGCCATACAACTTTGCAGCATCAATTTCTACAGTACAGCCGTTATACTGAAAAGCGTTATCGCCGCAAATGCCGATAAAATAATCGGCCTGTGCGAGAAGTTCGATGCTCTTGCCAAGATACCAAAGCCCTTCAGTTCTGCACTTAGGCGGGTTATCTTCGATATAGGTCGGGATAACCTCAAGGCTTTCACCGTACACTGCTTCGGCAATCTTGTGCAAACGGTCAAACGTCATCCGAATATTTTCTTCCGACCGATTCTTCATCGGGCAGGAAATAAACAGCTTCTTCATTTTTGCTCTCCTCCCTTTGCATTAGCCTGTTCGTTGACCATTTTGCTAACATCAACAATATGGTCTGTGGGCTGTTCCTGTGGCTTCGGTGCTTTTCCGTCCTCTCCCAGCTTGCCAGCGGCAATCAGGAAAGGCTTGCTCATTTCGTAAGCAGCCTGCGGGTCGGGGAACAGACCGGGCGTAGTGAACGCCAACTGCGGGTCAATGGTCTGCTGCAACATCTGTGCAAAAATCTGAACCTTACTCTGCTGGTTGTCGTACTGACGGCGTGGCAGTTTGATGTTGATGTCACTTGCCATCAGATTAGAACCAGCCGTGTCACGCAGGATTTTCAGCATTACAGACAGACTCTGGCGTTCAGCGTACTTGAACATATTCTCGTACTGCTGCGCCCTTGCTTCGGTATGATTCCAGCCGTTGCGGACAATGACTGCGCCCACGTTGTCGGACGTTGCGTTCTCGCTGCCAGTGGCACTAGGCATGGCAGTCAGGCTGCGGTATACGTTCAGCATGGAATCAAGCAAGGTCTGGCTCTGCTGCTGGTCAAGCTCGTTTGCAACCTGAGAAACAGAAGCGGGCAAACTAGAAGTGGATTTCAAGCACACTGCGCCAAGCTCTTTTAATTGGTTGAAATCATCCTTGTCCACAAGGCAGTTGGTAAACACCATGATGGACTGGATGAATTGCGCCACACCGTCCAGACGGTTGCTTTCAAGGTCGTTGATGGCATCCAGCACAGGGATAGCCGGTTCAAACAAACCCATCCGCTCCGGGTTCAGCTTGTATTCGACCATCGGCAACATTCCAAGAGAATGGTTCTCCGACTTTGTGACCTTGCCGTTGTCGATTTCAAAGTACTGGTTTGGCGTATACACACAAATCAGGTCGTTCAGGTCATTCTGATAATTGCGTGGGATATGCAGCACGTTGGCAATGGGCTTGTGGCCAATGCCGGAGTTGTAAATCACATACGCCATATCCGGGTCGGGAACATCCACCAGCAGGGGCGTTTCGTCCGGGTAGTTACCGCCGTAACCCTTGTCGGGAAGAACAATGCGGTATCCCTGTCCACACTCCAACATCCACTGCCAGAGCCGCCGATCAAGCGCATCCTTGCCCTCATACTGCAAGGCATTGGACAGGCGGGCAATTTCCTCACCGTCACCAGTTGCCGTTTCAGACCGCACATAAGAGCAAGGAGTTCCGCTCATGTAACCTGTGTAGAAGCCCACGCATTCATTGGCATGATTCTCTACAATGCGGTTGGTGATTTCAGCGTGGTACTCCTTCGTTCGGTGGAGGACAGGCTGGACACCCAAGTAGTAGTTGTGCAGAAAGCGAATCTCGTTTTTGTTCAGCAGATGGATAGGCTCTGCCTTGCCCATAACCACTTTCAGCACGTTCGCCCGATTGATTTCCGTCTCCGGAGTTTCAATCGGTCTACGTCCGGTCAGCGGATTATTCAAAAAGCCATCAACAACTATCTGATACTCAGCCATGTTTTCCTCCTTTCTAGCAAAATAAAAAGCGCAGCAAGACAAACCTGTTAAGGTTTATCTCACTGCGCTTACAACTGCGCTTCAAAAGCTATTCAGTTTTTAAACTTTGGTACGGAGACCCATGTATCTTTTGGAAGGTTGGAATCTCCAATTGTAATCCAATGGCAAAGAGGGCACAGAAGGGAGAACTTACCTTCTACTTCACCAAGATAACGTCCGCAATCACACGGATTGCCGTTTGCGTCTTTTCGAGGACGCTTGCATCTGACTTTTGCTACCATCTGTGCTCCTTTCGTTGGATTTCTGGAAACAGGCTGTTGAGCACAGACCTGTCAGAAGCTACTGGGAAACTGTTCGCACTTCCAGCCGTGCTATTCTTCGCCCGAAGAAAACCATTGCAGCCTTTACATTCAGTTGTTGGACAGACGTAAACGGGTAAGCTGCAATTTTGGTGCTGCATAATGGATTTGAACCAATGTATGTCCGGTTATGAGCCGGGTGCTCTAGCCTAACTGAGCTAATGCAACATAGAAACCCGGCTTGATTGGTTAACCGCTGCTCTTTGCAATGTCATGTCTAAACATCACATTGAGAACCGGGAATAGCGGTGGAGGTTTTGGAGAATAAAGCCATGCAAAGCTAGGTAGTTGGTTGTGCTGCGTAACGGAATCGAACCGTTGCTTGCCAGCCGTGGGGGAGACAGTCTGGCATTCCCCTTACAATTGGAAACGCAACATATAAAGTCCGGTGAAGATAAAAGAGTGAGAAAACCTTCACCGGTGAAAGGAGGAATATGCTTGTTGACACGCACGCGAGTAAAATGACAAAACCCCGCGTGCAAGCTATTCCTTTAAGGGAAGCTGCAAAACTTCCTGCGTACATTATAAGCCTTGTCAAGTGGTGAAATCAAATAAATAGACCCAGCGAACACAATATATTGTGTTTTTAATCAAAATGGCCTCTTGACAGGCTCAATTTTACTGATTCCGTTGTACAATTCATCGGCAAGCTGTGCCAGACTGTCCGGTGCATCATCGTGCGGAACTTTGCCAAGCTGCGTGAACATCGTCACCTGTTCCATGAACGCCTTGTACTCTTTCGACTGGTGTTTTTCGTCAAGGAAGTAGAACCGTTTGATGTCCGGCGCATACTGGATGATTCTTGACAGCTTGCTTTGCCCACTGGGCGCACGTTGGCTGCGGACAGAGCAGTGATAGCCCTGCTGCCGAAGCTGGCTGTCTACCACGTCACAGTATTCGTCGCCACCGTTGTTGGCTTCGCCGCGCACCACGTTGATTTTGTGCTGGATGATTTTGCCCACGACTTCCGGTCTGGTCACGGTCTTATCGCCGTTATTGAACACAAGGTCAGGGATGAACACGGCATCTCCGTACACATAGGCGATAGGGCAGGCCGTGAAGTCTCCGCCGCCCCATGCAATATCCATGACCATGAGCTTGCGATCAGGCTCTCCATCAGGCAAAACGCCGTTAAAATATCGCAGTTCATCGGCAGGGAACAGCAGACCTTCACGCACATAAGGCTTGCCCATGTACTTTGCCCACCATGTTGCATCGTCAATGCTGGCTTTCATGTCGGCATAGTAGGCATCGTCAAACCCAACGCCATAGTCATAATTGAAGTTGCTGTGTCCGTTCTCATCCACCGCAGGAATCACACGGAATCGGTACTTTGGGTTGTCTGCATACTGGTTCTGGATGCGCCCCAGAGGGTCAAGCACGTTCCAGCGTGTACCGACCATCAGTTCCAATGCGCCTTGCTTTTTACGGTCTTTCAGCTGGTTCAGGTAGGCGTCGTACTTGTTGTTCAGGCGCTCAACGTTCAGACTTTCTTCCAAGTCCTCAATCAAGTCATCACTGTACAGAACGCCGCCCTCGCCGATTTCAACAGCACCAGTCAGCGTACCACCAATAGAGCGACAAGTCAGGGTGGGGAAGCGCTTCTTTCGGTTCAAATCAACGCTTTCATCCTTTGCGCTTTTATCCACAAGCTGAACGTCAGGAAAAATTTTGCCCCAGTTATAGGTCACGGGGTCGGTGATAATAGACAGCACTTCGCCGTAGAAGCCATTTGTCAGCTTGTCAGAGTGTCCGCTCATAACCGATGCAACGTCAGGGCGGTTGCCCATCAGCCATGTGATGAAAAAGATGCACAGAGTACTGTTATGGGTTGGAATCAGCCGCTTCCCAGCGCAGTACACGCCACCCTCAACCTGAATGCAGTTGCCCTGCTTCGGCTCGATGCGTTCAAACCCGCAAAACGCCACACGGCGAGGTTTGGAGAACTCCTTTAGCTGCTTGCGAGGAACAACGCAGGGAATAGGGCAGGTAGGATTAAAAGAGATGGAATAGACTGTCAGATTGCCTTTAATGCCACTAGACGATACACGAGGTGGATATTCAACCACACTACATCTCCATCCAAAGGTAGAAACCAGCGTGACAAAATCATCTCTCATTTTCGGCTCTGTGGTAGAAAAAGCGTACCGATGCTCTTTTACCCGTAACGTACCGTCTGTATCGAGCAGACCAGCAAGCAATTCCATACGCTGTGCAATGCTGGCTGTAAAGTATTCTTCTGGGATATGCTTCACGCAGCGGCGGTGACTATGGCACATATCGCCTTTTTGAAGTGCTTGTCGCAAACCAGAGAATCCGTAGTACTCAACACCGGTGTCCTTGTGAACCGTATGCCAACTAACCGGGTATCCATCGTTAATGACGCGCTCGACAATCACTCGATCACAAGGAGGTTCACAAATATCCGGGTGCTGATTGCGACCATCGCCAAGCCATGCGCCCAATGTGTACGGCTCAACAGGCAGTTTCTTATATTCTCCCTCGACAAAATTTTTGAACGGAACCTGATAGCAGAATCTTATACCGTCCTTTGTGTCGGCAACATAATCCTCCATCATCCGCTTAGTTTCGACAACATCAAATCCGTTCTTATGGCGGTTAAAGACCGGCCACTCGTGGTTTTCGTGGCAGTCAATGTATGTGCCGTCAGAGAAATGGCAACGCACATCAAGCTGGCACTTAGGCGAAACGGCCAGCACTTTTACAAACTGACCTTTCGGGCTGATAACTTCATCGCCGACCTGCAAATCGCCGTGATTCTTCCAGCCACTTCTCGTTAAAATCGGCGTATCATCACTCAAAGCCTTGCCAACGCGAGCAGGTAAACTAACTCCCAAGAAGTCAATCCGCTTATAAAACAAGTCCTCAAGGTCATCTGCCAGCACTTTCAGAACCCTGCGTCTCGGCTGATAGAACTTCTTCTCAGGCGCACGGTTCCATTCAAGGTAGATGCAATAGCTGTCGAACACATCTTTTGCTTCAAACAGGTACGTCCGGCCGATAATGTCATAGACCTTTGCCACGTCATCGCCTGTTTTCATCTTGCCCATCATGGCTGCGCAGACAGAGCGCAGCTCACCAGAGTATTTGTAGGCATCGAACCGCTTGTCCTGTTGCAAAGCGTCTCTCAGGTTCACCACCGCCTGAAACCAGTCCTCGTAGACCTGCGCTTCGGTCGGATTCTGCTTTGCATACGCTTTGATGCTATCAATGATGGCGATACACTGCTTTGACTGCATAAAAAAATAGGCACCCCCTACCTGAAAATGTAAAGAGTGCCTACAACTGCACAAAAATCAAATATTCGGTTTTATAACTTATAGTAAGGCTTGGGAGGCCACCAATATATTTTTCTAAATTTTCCCATCAGCCTTACCAAGAATAAAGGTTCGTACCATTTTATCGGACGAATTCCTGGATGCTCGTCATCACCAAATATAATATATCCCTTATCATAAAGAGCTATAGAAAAAAATACCCCGGCTTTGTTATGTGGAACAGAAATATCGTGACATAGCTGCTCATTTTTTTCCACGGCATATCTTAATTTTGAAACGGAATAGTATCCATCTTTCAAGTCTGGTTGCTCTTTAATAAGGGCATCCATTATTCTTTCTTCAAGCCCCTTGTCACCAGATACTTGATAACGATAAAGTGGTTTTCTCATTTCTTATCCCTTTCTCTGGTTATAAAGTGTTGGTCTTGGTTCTTCATCTCCAAGCATCAGTTTATAACGAAGATACTTTTCGATAATACCGTGTCTTTCTGCCAGCGTACCGTAAATAAAGACGAGAGCATCTTTAGAAGCATCGTATTCATTCGGAAAAACGACAATTTCCTCGTTTGCAAAGGTCACGGTGCAGTTTTCCGAATGACAGGCTTCCAAGAACCGCTTGATTTCAAGGAAACCGCCAAAGTCAAGCATAGACCGCAGTGTGATGCTACCATTCTTAACAATCAGTTCTTCTCCCTGCATATTATCCAGCCTTTCTCTGTTCAGCAATTTGATACCATGTCTGGCGGGTTAGATAAATCCGTGTTCCTTTGCGTAGGATTCAAGATGAGGGAATTTGTCCAAAAGCGGATTGTCCTTGACGCATTCTTTGACCGCTTCGTCAATTCCAACTTCAAGAACATACTCTAATATACCAGCGGTTATGTTTTTTATGAACCGATTGCAACCTTCCGATTCTTCCCAATTCATCTGTTTCATAGCAATCTCCTTTTACTCATCGCAAATAGTCGGCTCACGCTTTCCATCCGAACCGAGTTTCGTCAAATAGTTTATGTATCTTTTGAAGATTGTATCGTCTTGACCAAACGAAACATAAACCGCGAGCATAGTTTGAATCGCGTTATCCGTATTTTTGGGTTCTACGATAATTTCCTCGTTTTCAAATTCGACAGTGCAATTCACTTGCTCGCAAACATACAAAAACGAGAACAGTTCTGTGCATCCGGGAAAATCGAACACTGAACGTAGTTTGATTTTTCCATCCGCTACAATTAAATGCCCATAAGGAGAATCTGTTATCAAATTAGATTTTTTCATGTTAGTATACCTTTTCTACTGATTTTATATTGCCACACCTCAACAGAAATGGTATAATACTCATGTACTATCATCCTGTTGAGGGATTGGTGGTTCTTGTTTGTAGCAGCGGCCTGTGGTGGGTCGCTGCTTTTTTATTTTTCTTCTTTGTTGGCATACTTGCGTGTGGTGGCCGCATCAGTGATGCCATATTTTTCACGATACTTTTTGACCGTGCGCCAGAACGTAGCGGACTTCAACCCAAGTTCGTTCATCATAATCTTCGGCGTGGTCTTTCCGTTCTGCCAGTCATTATAAAGCTGTCGGAACTTCTCTTCGTCTACTTCAACGGGCTTTCTGCCTTTATACTTGCCTTCTGCTTTTGCGATTTCGATTCCCTCCTTCTGCCGTGCCAACATTGTTTCGCGTTCCAGTTGTGCCAGAGCTGCAAACACGGTCAGCATAAATTTTCCGTTAGGCGTAGAAGTGTCGATGTTCTCTTTCTGGCTGACGAACTTTACATTCTTTTTTTCAAGTTCTTCAACGATTTCCAGAAGGTCTTTCGTGGAACGAGCCAGACGGCTGAAACTCTCGATCACAAGAGTGTCGCCCTCACGAACAAACGCCAGCATCTCTTTCAACTGCGGGCGATCAGTGTTCTTTCCGCTCATTTTATCAATGAACACCTTTTCAACGCCAAGCTGCTCCATAATGACTTCCTGACGAGCCGTGTTTTGTCCGGCTGTCGAAACTCTTACATACCCAACTTTCATTTTTGCGTCCTCTCTTTCTATCAAAGATTATATCATATTTTGATAGTACTGTCAATATAGTTTTGATAGTACGGAGAGCAAAAATATAGCCAGTGGTTAGAGAACATCTAGCCGCTGGCTTTTTGTGTTATGGGTCAATCCTGCAAAGCAATGATTTCGTAGGAACTATATCCAGCAAAACCGGACGATGGGTAAAGTTCAAATGTTGTTGTTTGCCCAGACGGAAGTGCATCGGTTATGTATGTGTAATCGCCACCCACAGGAACTTCGTTTCCATTTGTATCTTTCATTTTATAAATGACGATAACTTTTATCCAGTTGCTCGTGAACTGGCTATTGTTTGTAATTTGACCTGTGTAACGCAAATCGTACCCAGAGCCGCGTTTAGAAACATTGGTGACGGAAAGCTCACCAGCACGAATAACTTGATTGGATGCGCTCGCTTTGTGGAAATTCCACTCATTTGCGCTAATAGTGTATTCCATTCTGGTTGGAGTAATGCCTTCGAAATCAAACGACACATATCCAGCGTACCAATAAGAGTCTCCCTCTGCAATCCAGTCAAGGGTTTCTTCATCGGTTTTTAGAACTGACCCGTCAGAACCGAAAACAGAGGCCTTTAGAGATACAAAATCAACGGCGTAATCGGGGTATGTATTCTCAATCAGTACGGCGTAGTAGACATAGTATCTCGTTTTTCCGTATTCATATCTTTTCTCAAGGTGACTATGAGATTCCTTAATTTCAACAGTTCCTTTTTCGTTAGTTTCTTCCAGTTGAACAGGGGATGCAATCTCATCCGGCTTTCCGACAGCTATCGCACATAAAGGCGACATTAAAAGTACGACCGCTATCAGAGCCGCCGAAATGATTCTCTTTCTCATTTTTGATTCTTCCTTTCTTTGGCCAGAATTTTATATAACATTTGAAATACCATGTGCCATAAGATACACGCCAAAAACCAAAAGAGCGGCGCCGATAATGATGCCCCATATTGAAGCGGCGATCTTTTCGTTCTTTTCGCGTCTTTCTTTATTCTTGTCATTCTTTTGGTTCATTGCATATTCCTCCTTTGTGATACCACAAAGTGATTATAGCACAATCTAGGTTCCGAAAGGGGTCTTTTTGTATTTTTGGGAATTTTTGGAGACTTGCACAATCAGATAGGTGTCGTTTTGTAAAGGTGGGGTGGGTCTTTTTTATTTTTTCGGTGGTTGAAAGACTGACCGGGCAGGGCTGGGCGGCGGCCACATACCCCGCCGGTGGAGACCCCAGCCCCAGCGCACCCGGACAGACTGCACAGCACGGGCAGCAGGGCAGGCCGTGCCAGATGCAAGGCAGACCACGCCACGCACCGACACACACGCCCGGACACTGGACACGCTGCACCGGTTTGCACTCGATACCAGACAGGCCACGCTAAGCAGATTGTACCGGCGGCGGGCGCTGGAATGCGGCTAACTCCTTTATCATGCGTATTGTGATAGCTCTATCACAAGCATGGTATATTGATAGCAGTATGAACAAATATCACAAGGATATTTTGTTGTTTTTGTGATAGTAAATTGCTATCTATCTATTGACATATAGCCCTATTGATAGTATAATAAAGGCACAAACAAGAACAAACCACATTAAACCAAAACAGGAGGACAAAACCATGAAAAACAATAACATTCTTTTCCTTGAATGCCGCGGCTGCCCGTTCATGAAGGGCGACAAAATCGTAAAGCTTTCTGACGTTGGCAATTATCGCGTTGGAGTGTATAGCCATAGGATTGAAGCAAAAGACGGCAATAAGTACATTCTTGAGTTTGGCAGTTACGATAGAAAAGAAATCAAATACACCAACAGCCGAACCGGAAAGCCCTTGAAACATCCAAAGTGTGAAGTGGTGTTAGAAAATGCCCTGCACATTAGTACAGAATACGAAACACTTGATTCAAAAAAAATCAGTTTAGCTTTTAGAAACTGCAAACTTGAAAAAGAGATCAACGACAAAAAAGAATATCTTTTCACAAAGTCCGATATCTTAAAAGTGGTAAACAGTATTAGCAAAAAACAATATAGCAAAATTGTGCTAGTATCAAACGAAAACATTATAAACGCCATTCCAGAAATTTATAAACTTGGTGGATATCGGGAAAAAAGCATTCTTGACAGCCTTGTTGAAGTAAAAACAGAGCAATACACAAAAGAATATCATGTATATACATTTATCGCTGAAAACGGCGACACGTTCGACTATGAAGCACTTAGCAAAAGAATAGTAGGGTAAAATGGAGGTTCTGAAAAATGATTACTTTGGATTTTTCGCAGTGGGCCGCCATCTGGTATGTGGGCGGCGTGATCTCCGGCGCACTAGTTATGATCACATTTATTAACAGCTGAGGGGGGAGCGTAAAATGTTAATGGACGTTATGACAAAAAAAGTGCGCAATCAGATGGAGCGCGCAAAAAAGCGCTTGCAAACGTGTGGCGGGGATTGCGGCCACTGCAAAAAGTGCAGCGTGTACACCTCCGGCCTGTCCTGTGCAGTTGGGTGCGACCTGCTGCCCGTGTCTGAGTACAACAGCATTGCAAACGGCCCAAAAAGCCTGCACAAAATCGCCGTCGAATGTGTAGATTTTGAGTTGCACATGGATGACATCAACCGTAAATATAATGAGAGGATGGCTAAAAAATGACGACGTTTGAAGAAAAAGTGAACGCATACCGCGAAAACAAACGACTGATTGAAGAGCTTGAAGCAATGAACGACGCTGTAAAGGCTGAAATTATTGACATGATGCACGGCGCGCCGGAGATGGTACAGGGCACTGCAAAAGTCATTTATAAGGACGTGCAAAGCGTCCGACTCGATAGCAAGCTACTCAAGACGCTGCACCCGGATGTATACGCCGAGTGCAGCAGCAAAACCAGCTACAAGCGGTTTTGCGTGGTATAAGGGAGGTTATAACATGATTATGCAAGTCCGTTTTGCAGGTATCGACCTGCCTTATACGTCCCATAACAACACAGTGCCGCACATTCTGCAAGAGTATAGACAAATAGAGCCAAATCTTGCACACGATGCCGTTGTAACGTTTACAGCCGCCAATGGCTGCACAGTCAGACAAGACGCTGTGCGCAACTGGTACGTTTACACGGACAGCGCCCACGCCCCCAAAAAATATATCTATCTTGCATCCGCGCTTAAATGTGCGGCCGTTGGGGGGTGCAAGCTGTGATTCTGTCTTGTGTCCTGTTTTTCTTCTGGTTTTTCTCCGCGCTGTTTAAGGCGTCTAAGTAAGAAGCATTCCACCCGGCCAGAAATGGCCGGGCTTTTCTTTTGCCTTGCATCCGCTGAGGGTGCAAGGCTTTTATTTTGCCCTGCTGCAATACAGACGCGTACAAGCGTTTACAGCGCGTTTTGCACCGTTCATGCAGTTATACCGCCCACGCCACAAAACAGCACACAAGGCTTTATAGGCACTTTTCCTTCTATTTGCCTTGTTTTGCCGCCGTTGTGTGGCGGGTGCATTTGCCTATACTGCACCGACCGCGCCACGCCGGACGCTGTGCGGGCCAGTACAGCCGCCCTATTATAATAATGTATATAAGGGTGCAGCGGCGCACCGCCTGTTATGGATCCATGCAAGACGGTGTAGCATATCGCATACCATGCCAGCCCGGCGGGGTCATCCCGGCGGCTTGCGATCTGGCACCGGCCAGCAGTCACGGTGCACCGGCTGGCACGTTCTACCCGGCGGGGCAGTCCAGCGGCAGGAGCGCGGCGGGCGGCGCGGAACCATTGGCGGCTACCGCCGCAACTCTTTTCGGGCTTTCGCCCGATAGCCAATAAGGGCGAGCAATAGTCGTAGCGTTCCGGCTGGAATAGTCGCAACAGCTTCTGGAATAGTCGTAGCCAATAGTCGTAGTTTCTCCAATAAAATAGTCGTGGAATAGTCGTAAAGTCGTCAGACAACTAGCATTTGAAAGTCCTATATATAGTATAGCATCGAGCAGTTTGCCGATAGTCGTAGAGTAATAGTCGTAGCGTTTTCTTACGAGTCTTCGTCAAATAGTCGTGTATTTTTTGTGTGAAATAGTCGTTTGCCTTTTAGGAAAAGAGAGGTGCGATAGTTGCTAAGCCATCCGACCACCCCAAAAATCACTTCTCGTTCCAATTTCGCATAATATATTCCTCCGCTAGTTATATCCATTTCGTATAATAACCGTACTTATTATAATATACAGATATAGTTACTCCCGATAATCACGGATTATTTCGTATAGTAACTCGTACCAACCTATTCTGTCTGTTCCTGCTCGATTTAATTCCCAGCAATGCGCTATGGTATTCTAAACAATCCACAGCATTCTACTAGGAATAGCAATGCAACATTTCTACATATTTAACCGACCACAAAATAAAGTCAATTCTCCATCTTTGGAATAGTCGCATACCCTCCGCAAATACGAACCTGACGAAAGATGCTGGTCACGGTCTTCTCTTCTGGCTAACGGTATAGCTTTTGGAGATAGAGGGTTATAGGGGGAAAGAACCTTTACAAGCGATTGAACTCTGGTTCGCTATACTGCTGCTTTTCCTGTTCCTTGTCAATCCACATATCAGCAAAGGCCTTCCAGTTTGTTATAGGCTTTCCGTTCTTGGTCATCCAACCTGTTCTCTCATAGTAGTTCATAAACCTGCTGGCAAGCCTGTTCTCACATCCAGCATCCAAAAAATACTCGCTCACATCCTCGAAGTCCGGCGTGATGGCGTTCCCATCGGGCGGGTCGCCAGCTTTCTTAATAACTTTTTTTCTTTTCTTTTCTTCTATATTAAGGAGGTGAACGATTGTTCCCCTCACAGGTGAAGCATCGTTCCCCTCAGAGGTGAATGATTGTTCACCTCGCTTTTCGCTATTTGACGATTCTTTTGGCACTTTGACGTATATCTTATCGGGCTTGTTCTTCCCTTCACGTTTGCGCTCGATCAACCCGGCTTCTTCCAGCTCTTTCAGAGACTTCTTGACCCATCGTTCCGTGAATCCAGTATCGGTAGCAAGGTCTTTGATGGGATACACGATGTATACTCGTCCTAGTTGGTCAGCAAACTTTCCGCTTTTGCTTGCCCTCTGTGACGACCTTGCACGATTGAACAGGTAAACGTAGACAATTTTCTCTGTTGGACTAACGTCAATAGTCGAGAGGAATCGAGGGTAGACCATGTACCCATTGACCTTTGTATCGGCTGTCATGTATTCCATTTTCTCCTCCTGCAATAGTCGTAGACCTCTGCAATGCGCTCACAGCCCCGTAGAGCCGTGTCAGATACGTTTTATGCGTTCGGTCGATAAGTTTGCCATCTGACGATAAAATCGTTTGTAGGTCTTCTGTGTGCGTATATGCAAAAAGCTGCCATTGCTGACAGCCCTTGCGTTATTTCTGGTTGATTTTCTTCTTTGGACAAGATTCAGGGAATTCATCGTAGCAAGCCCAGCACGGAATCTTCTTACGGCAAATCAGCCGTTCTTCCCTTTCACGCTTTTCTCGTTCTTCTTGCTCCTTGCGTTCTTTTTCATGCCGCCTGTGTGCATTGGCAATGATGATAGCATGAACTCCAGCCATGTTTGGAACCATAGTCTTTTCCTTCTGTATTTTGTGTAGTGAAAAATATTTATGGGATTCAGGCCGTAGCTTTATCGTCCAAACCCTGTTATCTGTTTTTCTTGCCTATCCTACTGGGCTGATTTGAGCACAGAAGCGATTATAGGCTTATAACAGCCATCCAGCATAGTTAAAAGAGTTGCAGTATTCTACCCTTTCGAGTTTTTGAGCCGTTACAGTATGCTTTCCATTCTCGTCTCGCCGATACAAATTGTGAAACAAGCAGTAGTCTCCTTGACGGTTCAGGCAAGCATCACACAGACCGTATCTTCCCTTTCCTGCGTGCACGTTGTCTATGAACTTCTCCAATGCATCCATGTGGCTCTCCTTTCAATCCATCCAAGTGTACTCTTGGAATCGTTGAATCTGCTTGTTAAACGTAATGGGAAGGTCGCCTATCTCGCCTTCCTTGTTTTTGCTCAGCCGGAACAGGTACTTGTCGGGGTTGTCGCCGGACAGAAGGATGATTGCATCAGCGTCCTGTTCAATCTGCCCGCTCTCTCGCAAGTCGGAATTGGTAGGCGTTGCTCCAGGTTTAGATGGGTTTCGATTTAACTGTGCCAGTGCCACAACGACAATGCCTGTGGTCTGTGCCAGTTCATGTAAGGCAATGGATATAGCTGTAATGGCGGCATATCTGTCCTTTGCGCCTGTTTCATGGATGAGTTGAAGATAGTCTACGAAGATGACTTGAGCCTTTTTACGGAGAGCCTGAGCCTTCATCCACGCCACATTCTTTCCGGCAGCGGAGCGGATATATAAGGGCATCTTCATGTTCTTTGCCTGTCCGTCAATCTCATTCAAGCTGACCGCCTTATTTTTCACCGTGTCTAGAGGGCAGTATATTTGATTAGCCATCAGACGTGCGCCCAGCTTGCGTTTGCTGGTTTCTAGGCTGAAATAGTACACGGTGTAGTTCTGCTTTGCCATGCTTGCTGCTATTTGCAGGGATAGGGCTGTCTTGCCCGCAGACGGTCTGCCGCCGATCACAACGAAGTTGCCCGGCACAAGATGCAAGTTGTTGTCCAGCACTTTAAGTCCTGTGCTGATATACTCCGGCTTATCATCCAACTTGCGGATGTAATTGTCTATGCCATCGCACATCGGGATGAAATCGCTTCTCTCGTTGTGTAAATTGATAGCTTCGCCTAGCTGCTCATAAATGCCCGTCAGGTCTGCGTATCTGGTCGAGCCATCAACGATTTTGAACGCAAGTTCTCTGGCTCTGGACAATGCTGCCTGTTCCTTGACGATTCCAGCCCATCCAAGCATCATGTCGTGGGTGACGTTGCGGATGAACTCTGCGCCGAAGGCATCAAGGCATTCGCTCATTGCTTTCTTGCAGTTATCGTACCGCCCCATGACTTCTACCGGGTTCCACTTGTCGTTGTGTTCCCAATAGCCACGAATGGCAGCGAACGTATCATGCAGTTCAGGGCAGAAATCGTCGATTTTGAGGTCTTGCAACACATCGGCATACTCAGAAAACGTAAGTACTGCCCCAAGCAGGATGTATTGGGTCTGATTTTCAATATTCACCGCAGAAAGTCTCCCTCGTCAGGCAATTCAGCCATTGTCTGCTGGTAGCCACCGTTCCAGTCCTTCACGTTACGCATCCAATTCCGTGCAGCAGCTTTCCAGTCTTTCATAGGCGACTTGCCGACCTTCCAGCCATTTGCCGTGAAGTGGTCAACAAACCGCTCTGCTTCTGATTCCATGTAGCCCTTCTCGGAAAAGTATTCTCTGGCTTGCTCGACAGTCGGTGCTTTAAAGCGTTTTACTTCGTTGGTATTTTTCTTTTCACATTTTTCTTTTTTATCAGATTCAGATACAGAATCAGATACAGATAAGTTACCATTCGTATCAGTTGGTATGTTTGGTATACCATTTATACCATTCGTATCCTGTGATACCATTGGTATGCTTTCGTATTTTTTATCGTTCCAACGCTTGTTTATATTTTTCTTGTTTGCTTCTCGTCTACGCTTATCACGTTCTTCCATCTTCTGCACGTTCATATCATCGAACGCCTTAACGACTTTCCAGAGCATCCGCATAGCACGATCGTCGTCGTACGCTGGCTCAATCCCAGTCTCAACATACTGTGCATAGTTGCGGACGAATGCTCCAAATTCCTCGTCTGTCACCTCGTCCATCGCATGAACGTGTTCCAACAGAAGAATCATTGATGTTCTCGGCTTGTGTCCCTGCTCCATATTCAGTCCTCTTTGTAGCGTTTGTTCCATGCTTCGATGGCTTTTTCCTTTCCAAATGTTACAGAAGTGCTCACCCCGCATTTTCCGCAGACAACCCAATTAGCCATGTTAATATCAAGTGGATGAAGCACTTTTACAGTCGGTGGTTCCGCACCGCAGAACGGGCATCTCTTGAGTTCTGTCATTTTCTAAACCCCTCTCTCGTTCTCGTGATTCGCTTATGAGCCTTTACAGGCCTTTCGCCTTTGCCGTATGCTGGGCGGATATGTTTGGCTTTGATGTACCCACAAGGCGGCTTCGGCCCAAAGTCGAAAAGGCTCAAGTCCATAATAATGATGCCAAACTTTTTATTCGTCATGTCTACCGCTCCTTACGCATACCATTTCGGTGCTTCTTCAAAGATTTCCACACCTTCTGTAAAGCCAAGCCTATCTAAGGTTTCGCACATAATGACATCCATCACGCCATGCACACGCTCCTCATCATCTCCGTATGCTCTGTACGCTTCTCGCATAGCAGCCGTAAACGAGTCAATCATATCTTGCGTAATAACGATATTGTTTTCCATAAGCCCTCCTACACCATCGGAAACGCCATCCAATGCGTCACCGTCACATCTTTTGGCAGTCTCTCGCCTATCTCATCCCAGAACTGACCGTCTGCGTAACAGCCAAGAAAGTACGCTATCGGTGAGAATCCTTGCAACATTTTTCCATCTTTATCACGCCACGTTGTCTTAGTCGCAAGCAACAAAGGATTCGTTCGCTCTCGTGGTGGTTCGCTTGCTGGATGCCAAAGGGTGTTAGCCATGTGCGTTCTCCATTTTCGCTCCACAAGAGGGACAATAGTCCCAACGTGTGTGATGATTTTTTGTGTGGCATCTGCTACACTCGAACCTTGTAAATGTATCGTCCTGTACAATCCATCTAGCAGTACGTTCTAAAGCTGTCGGGGCATCTTCCACAATTTCAATTGCATCGCCAATACCACAAGCACTGCATCTAACTCCATTGTAGTTTTCGCAGCCATCACAATATGCTTTCTCGATTCTTTCAATAAGTGCGTTTCGTTCAAGGTATTCTGGATAATTAGCCATTGTCTTTCACCTCGATTGTTGGCGCTGTGTCGATGTAGTCAAGCACATCGTCTAGCGCATAGCCCATGTAGGCGTACTCGACAGTAAACTCTTGTTCTAATTCCTGCATCCATTCTTCGATGCGTTTCCGTAGTGCATTAGCATCAATCGGTCGAGCGCTCATCTTTCTTCTCCCATTCCTTGCATCCACGCTCGTCCCACACAAAGTCTGCAACGTGTTCTGACTGGTCGTTCACGCACACGCCCTCCGGCCCTGCGTACCATTTGCAAGAGCCACAGGACGGCTCAGATTTGTTCTTGCAGGATTCTGCTGTGCATCGGATAGCTTTGCCAGCAGAGAACTGCTTGATGCCCATGCAAGAGCAATGTTCGGTGGTGCAGTAGAAATTCATTCGTACTTCCTCCATCCAATAAAGTCACACAAGCCAATTGTTTGAGGGTCACAACGATGCGTATATTTAACGGTTGGCAGATTGAACCCTGTAAGGTTATTGCAAACGGTTTTAAGGCTAAAAAGTTCGTCAAACGCATTGCCAGGAATTTTCGCATCTTCGGTGTTGTAGATAACCATGCCACACTGTTTGCAACGCCAAACGGAACATCTTTTCATTCTTCCACCTCCCATCCTATCAGCTCACAAACACCAATTCTGTTATTCTGACAGTTGTGAATCCAAAAGCTTTCAAACGCAAACAGCATAATGCTTTCTGCTGACAAAACGCGCTTAAGTTGTCCAGTTCTAAGCACTTCAATGTCCTTTGCAATGATTTCTTGACCGCACCGCTTGCATCGGTAGATTCTGTAATCCTTCATCTTCTCTGCCCTCTCTTTCCCCTATTGAACCGCCCGATCACTCGCTTATACTCCGCGTAGCACTCCGGGCACAGGTCGCCTGTGTCCCTGCGCCACGCCCAGCCTGTGAACAGCTCGTTTTCGTCATACTTCCAGCCCTCCAGCTTGAACCCGCATCGGTCACATACTCGCTTGTGGTAGATTCCTCTGTCAGTCTGCATTAGTCATCCTCCCCAACGTACTTGAACAAAATTTCTTTGTTGGCTTTCCAGTCTTTGATTTTGCACGGAATGTCCGTGCCGGGTACGGTCTTTTTCAGCCCATCCATCTGCCAGACGTTCCATGAGATAGTATCTGCGATGCAGTCAAGAAAAATTGGCATGAAGCCGATTTCCAACCTTTCAGCATCAAACCGATACCTAAAATTTTCAATCAGCGTCAGGAACAGGTTGCACCTTGCCAGCAAGAGATTGTCCCCTTGCCACTCATAGCCGTATGTCGATGCGTAGGCATTGATTGCCCAGCACATCCACATATCGTAGTCATGGAACTGCGCTGCCAGAACATTCAGCTTTCTATCCAGCAGACCGATTCTGTCCGGCACGGCAATCATCTGCCCTGTTGTGGTATCGTATCGGCTTGTCAGGAACGGTGCTTCTCCACAGGTGACTTCAAGGCAAGTCTTGTTGATGCAATCCTTCCAGTCCTCGCCCTTCAGGTCGTTTTCGGCAACGTCTGCCATCTTTTTGCAAACCCAAGTCGGCGTAAACACCTCTGCTTTTTTGCTGGTGCGCTTCTTCTGGTCTGCCATCCGTTTCTGCACACGAGGGACAAGCTGAACTTTGTCCAACTGTTCCATCGTGATTTCATCTGCAAAGCCTACGCCCAGTTCAGGCGGCGGGTCTGTCGCCCAGATGATGTTCTTTCCTGTCGTGTGGTCTTGCAAGAGGACAGGAAGGAACGTGCGTAGGCAGGGGTCGGAGAAGTCAATCAACGGGTTCAAGGACGTATCCATTGAGGCTGTTTCATTCTTTGATTTCTTTCCCATTCCATTTCTCTCCAAAAGACGCTTATGCGCTTTTTCTGTTCGATTTGTGATAGCCGAAAGCCCTCTGACTGCCTACATTTTGTGATGCCAACAATGCGGCTTGCATAGTGCTTCGGGCAGCAACGCTTGCCGGGAATTGGTAGTTCATCGCAGTAAGCGCAAGTGCCAGATGTTCTTCTGTATTCCTTGCTGTTTCTCGCTCTCTTTTGAGCATCCTTTGTTCGGCACTCGATGCAAGAGCGATAGCCTTTTGACATTGGACGTTTCAGACAAATGGTGCAAATTCCTTTCGCAGCCAGCCTTTTGCGCTTTTCACGTTGCCGCTCATTGCGTTTTTGCAGATACGCAGCTTTTGTTTCGCCTGAAAGGTTTTCGTATGCTTGCGTGTGCCTTTCGAGGTCTTTTGCCAAACACTCTGCACACGATACTCTGCCCGGCATTGCATCGTTCTGACCGCAATGGATGCAGATGTGATGTTCTTTATACATCTGCCGTAACGCTTTGCTGCTCATTTCACTATTACATGCTCCGTCGCGTAATCGCCATAACAGTTGCACTTAAGCCATTTGTATTTTGACGAACCTTCCGCAAAATCGAACTTCCATTTTTGGATTCTTTTGATACGTCCACAAACCGTACATCGGACTTTGATTATTCGTTTGTCTTTGTAAGGCTCAAAGGATATTTCGGTGAGTTCGCATATAAGCTTTCCGTCTTTCGTAAAAAGAAATCCGTTCATTCCTCTTTTATCTCCCTGTACTCTACGTCAATCCCCTTAGGCAAAGCCGTCTGGTATTTCTGAGCGAGCTGTTCTGCGCTCTGAGCATCGCCCAACGGCTGTTCAGGCGGTGCAACGGTGACTTCCACGTTGTCACGCATACCAAAATAGTTCTTGGCTCGGAAAATCCACTCTGCCGGGTTCTCCTGACCATACATACCGTTGTATGCCCACATGGACTGCATTTGCAGAATCAGCTTCAGTATGTACTTCTGCTGCAAGCTGTCGTCACGGCGTTTGCCCGCCATAATCTGCTTCAGGCTCACCCATTCGATGCCCAGAACCAGTGCAATCCATTCCACCACAGGGGAGATTCTAGCTTCGATGCAAGCGTCAAAAAAGAAATCAAGGCGCTGCTG